TTTTTTTTGCGCACACCCAATGACCTCCTTCAACTTTCAAGCCGTTCAGCTTCTTGAGATCAATGAGGGTGATGCACCCGTCATTGACATCCACGAAAACCGTCTGGTTCTCAGTGCCAAGCGGGGCAACGAACACATCCGGATCACTGCTCCTCTTGATGCGCTCTCGCCTTCAGCACGAGCTGTAAAGGTCAAGGCAGGGAACAAGCCCACAACAATTACACGCCAGCCTCAGTACGCCAAGGGGGCAGCTGATGGCCGTGTAGGAGTCAACAACTACATGGCCAAGCTGACCGATGAGAAGGTTAGAGAGATCAGGCAGCTCGTGGCTGACAAGAGTTTTGTTGAGAGCTACAGGAGCTTTCAGGCGATGGTTCTTGCCATTGCTGAAAGCTATGGAGTTCACCCTGCAACAATCCATAACGTGATCAAAGGCATCAGCTGGCGGCACGTTAAGATCTGATACAGACCACAGAACCACGGCCCCCACATGGGGGCTTTTCTTTTGCACATTCATCAAACCAATCATGGAATTCAATCTGCCTGAAACAGTTGCTAAGCAGCTACGTCCTTACGATCAAACATTCAAACAAATAGAACGGGAGCAGCGTCGTGCACAAGCTGACAGTAATAGCAACTTAGTTTATATGAAACGCAAAACAAAGCTTGCGTTTCCCTGTCCAGAAATTTTCTTTGATCTTGATTTTAAACAGATCCATGAGATCTACGAAGACATGTGTTTGCGTGCTGCACCTTTTCGCTACAAAATATTAGAGCTACCTGATGGCAGGCTTTATTTTATTTCCTGGAGCAAACATACTTATGAGCACAAAGATCCTGTTGAATTCTGGTTTTGTTGGAAAGTTATTGATAAATCTTGTCCATTAGTTCTGCGCCAGTGGATCAATGATACGCATGATGATGATACTTATACTGAGCAGCGTATGGATGTAACTTACTCGGAAGCTATGCGTGTGATTGATAATCCATTTACTCCTCGTTATACAAAAGAAAGATGGCGTTACGATGCTTTATCTAATTTCATTAGTGACGCTATTATTTTGTTGAATCTTCCTTTATATACTTACAATAACGGACAAACTAAATATAACTACACACGGTACTTTGATGAGAAGTTTTTCCATGAACGTTACTACAACGGAGTAAGCAATCAGATTAATCCTGTATTGTTTCTAAATCAATCTGATTTAGAAAACTATACAGACACTAAAGTTGACATTAAAATTTTTAGTCAGATTGTAAACAGTAAGTTCTTTCAATCTGCTGTTGTTAGAGATGCAAAGAATCAACTTGAACTTCTTGTACAAGAAAATAAACAACCAAAGATTGATTCTTTGATTGCTCGTTTACGTTTTACTTATCTATTCCTTTGGTTCTATCCAGAGGAATATGATCGTGCTGTTTATCTCTATCAAGAACTAGAAAAAACAGTTGTTCATCGCCTAAGTTACTGCTGGGAGTTTAGTTATATTGCAAAGCATCCTAAGCGTGCTGAGTTGATGGATTGGATCCGCAGCTCAATTACACCCCAGATGTTTGTTCATTGGATTCTTGATCAAGTTGAACTCCAGCAAGGCAGGAATCCAGATGATTACAGACATGACTCTACTTTGCCAGATACAATGGCAATGATGCGCCGCATCTTTGAGTACCGTACTGGCGGGCGTCTTAATAAAGATAACAAGATCTTTGAAGATCCAAAGCGTTGGCGGTTAGAAGAAACTCATAATCATTTTTCAAAACTAATCCTCCTAATTGATAACAAACTAACTGCACTACCTCAAGACCTTATCCCACAACCCCGTGTGTTTCAAACTGAAAAAGGAATGATTCGTATGTTCCAGCCTGCTACCAATCACGAGGTTATCCAGTGGGGCAAAGCTGTTCGCAACTGCGTTGGCTCTTCTGGTTACGACGAACGGGTGCTTAAAAAGCAAGCCTTCCTTGTGTTTGCTGAGCTGGATGGGAAGCCCTGGCTGACCTCCTTACTCACGCTGAACATGGGTAAGATCCAGGTGGGTCAGACCGTATCTTTACGGAATGGACTGCTGGCACCAGAAGAGACGGCTCTTTACTACAGTTGTTTAGGTGAATCCTTAAAGCAACTGGAATCAAGAGTAAACTAATAAGCAGTTGCTTTTGATTCCATGGAATCTCTGACTGATGCTGGCCTTACCGTTACCTATGACGAAGAGGCTGGCATCATTACTTTTGACTGGGATCCCGAAACCCATCCTCAATACAACAGTTTAGAACATCTTACGAGCGAACAATTCTCCGCCATGATGCTGGGGTGGATTGATTGCTACGAAGAAGACCACTCTGATCAACCTTCTGACACCAAGATTGATGGCGAAGATCACACTAACCTGTGAAAAATGTCAACAAACTTTTGAACGTGATCTATGTCAACACCGCGCCAACACAAGGCGCGGTCGTATAAAAACATTCTGCTCCAGGGAGTGTGCTAACAAAGTACACAGCAAACCAATTAAATACAATGTTCCATCTGAACGGATTGAAGCGTGCCGCAATGCACGTTTTCGGGAAGAGTGCACTCACTGCGGTGCTAAAGCTCTTCGCGTTATTGAATCAAAGTTAGATCGTTACAGCAACAGGCGACGCGTTAAGGAATGCGAAGTTTGTAACCATCGCGCTGTAACTTATGAGATCACAATGGAACAGTATCTGAAGCTGGATAAGTCCAGGAAAGAGAAACCTTGTGTTTGTTTGAGCTGTGTTTACAACAGCAAGAACCGTTGTGATTTTGACTTCCCTGAGTACATGTCCCCTGATGCTGAGGACTGCATCCATGCTGCTTGATCTCAGTATGAGTTCCATTTGAGTACAACAAAATCCATCACGGGGTAGACACCAACAAGGATGTCTTTACACTGTGATGGATTCTTACTTCACTCATGACTACCAAACTAGCTCTCATCTATCAGGTCGGTGACCGCGTAGCTGAACGTCCCAAAGCTTGCAACTGGGTCTCAGTTCGTGCTGAAGTAAGAGAGCGCATTGCTCCCTTCCGTTCTCAGCGTTATGGGACTGTTGTTGGCACAACAACTAAGCGGAACTCTCGTGGTGCAAACCAGAAGTTTCTTGTTATCCAATGGGATCACCTTGCTTCTCCAACTGAACATGCACAGATGAGGATCTGTCCTATCGAACAACTCTCTCAACTCCAGGCGCAAGGTTATGGCATGGAGGTTGAATGACTGATGAAGCGATTAAACCTGAACAATCGCTTCAGGCTACCGGTTCTTTTGATCCTTTAGCTGATGAATACTCTTTGAGTTTAATCAGCGGTTCTCTAGTTGTTACATTTGATTTCTTAACTAGAGAACAAATCGAGCACATTAAATCGTGCCTTGACTGTATGCTTATGACTCTTGAACCTGAATCCAATGAGCAGCGTTAAGTTAGTCTGGGTCACACCAGATGCAGAAGCCATGATCGTAGACATGGCACGGGTTAGTGCACCGCAGAACCAAGGTAATACTGAGACTGCACCTAAACTTCTACGCTATTTACTGAAAAATAAACACATCAGTCCATTTGAAATGGCTGACATGTGCATGGAGATTAACACAACACGTGCAATCTCTCCACAGATCCTCCGGCATAGATCCTTTTCATTCCAGGAGTTTAGTCAACGCTATGCAGAAAGCAGTAAGCTTGGTCAAAGTGAAGTGCCGCATCTGCGTCGCCAGGATTTAAAGAACCGTCAGAATAGTGTTGACGATCTTGATGCAGATACGGTCAGTAAGTATTACCGCCGTATCATTCAACTCTTTGAAGATACAGAACATCTGTATCAAGAGATGACAAGCAATGGTGTAGCTAAAGAATGTGCACGTGCCATCCTTCCATTAGCAACACCAACCCGTCTTTATATGAAGGGTTCATTGCGTTCTTGGATTACTTACATCGCTTTGCGTGAGAAGAATGGGACTCAACTTGAGCACATGAAGATTGCTAAAGACATTAAGACCATCTTCTGTGGTCAATTCCCCATCATCGCAGAGGCCCTAGGTGGCACCGATCCTTGGGAGATTTAAGATGAGGTCTGCCTCCAGGGTTCGTCCATGGACATGGATGACAACAGCCTCAAGACCGCTGCACTAGCAGCCTGGTTAGATCTGGTGTACGGCGGACAGGACGCACGAGAGTACACATGTTCTCTACGTTTGATCCGTCGTGCATTAGAGAAAGTACCAGAACACATTAAGATCACAGACTGTGATTAAACGCCTGGGCATCCTTTGGAGTAAGTCCCAGGCTTTGTTGTATTTGCACCTACCACAATGACCACCAACACTAACAACCAAAACAAACTACCAAAGGTTCCTGACAAAGCGCTTGAAGCTTTGAAAACTGGTATCCAATCTGTTCTTGACTCTAAAGATTGGACTGGTTTTCTTTCTGCTATCAGGCAGATCCATGACTACAGCTTCAACAACAAGCTGTTGATTATGCTTGCGCAACAACAACGTGGCTGGGCGTTCAGCCCATTTGTTGCAGGCAGGACTAAGTGGAACGAGAAGTTTAATCGGCAACTTAAGGAAGGAGAATTTACCAAACCGATTTGGATTATTGCGCCAGTGTTGATTGACAAGCGCGACGAGAACGGCAATGTCATTCGGAAGCCTGACGGTACGTCCGACAAGATTGCTATCCGGTTCCGTGGCGTCAAAGTTTACGATCACCATCAAACCCACGGGGATCCGATCCCCGAACCAGACACGTCAACTATGATGGCACAGCTTGATGGAGACATCTCTGGAGCTGTCATGGATGGAATGATTGCTTTGGCAAAGCAGCGTCAGGTCGAGACGCAGCTTGTTGATCAAAATGAGCTAGGACATGCGCTTGGCCGTTGTTGGTTTGCCAACCAAGGTCGCGCCAGCAAGATTGAGATTTCTAAAGATCTCAATCAAGCAACACAAATTAGTGTGATGAGCCATGAACTTGGTCACGCTATCTTGCACAACCGTGATGAGTATCAAGAGCATGATTCGTCCTCGATCAAAGAACTAGAAGCCGAGTCAGTTGCGTATCTTGTTTGTTCTTATTACGGTTTGGATCTTGGTGGTCGTAGCTTCCAGTACATTGTTCATCACAACACTGCATCTGATGATGTTGTAGCTGATCTACTTAAGTCTGGTGATCGAATTTTCCGTGCTTACCAGGAGATCATTACAACTACTGATCAGTTTATGCGCCAGGGGCAAGCTCAGAAGGAGTTGGTTGTAGCATGACACACCAACACCCCATCACCCCACCGGCGGAGCTGGTGCAGCAGTGGGTTGATTTACTGACGCAAGGCTCTATCACGGCTTTTACCACTGCCGCCCAATGGGGCACCGACCAAGAGCTGGAGGCGTGCTGTGAGTGGCTGGAGCAAAAAGGATTTGCTTTTGTCGATGAACTCCGCGCCCACCGCCGTCCCAAGCCGCCAAGTTTGAAGGAACAGGCGCTTGACGAGCTGCACATCAGTTTCGACAGGGGCTACCTCAAGGAAGGAGCTGCCGACACCATCCGCCGCGCACTGGAGCAACTCAATGATTAAACGCATTCTGTTCATCGCTGCAATGTTTATGCACGGACCAGCATTCGCACACCACGGTGCAGGACACGGAAGACCAGTTACCGCAACTGTTTATGATGGTTGGTACCACGGACGCGTTACATACTGTGGTGATACATACCAACATTGGGGCTTGTCAGCAGCGCATCCCTGGTTGGAATGTGGAACCAAAGTACGGGTCAGTTACAAAGGTCGGTCATTGGTTGTACCAGTAACGGATCGTTGTGATTGCAACTCACTAGATCTATCTGCAGGTGCGGCTTATAAATTAGGTGTACCTCTAGATGGTATTGCAACTGTACGCATTGCTTATTAATTCATGACAAACCAAGACCCCAATTACCATGAACTTAATTGCTATCTTCGAAGTGCCAGTTCAACTAATGTTAAGCACTGAACAAATTAAGGAGGCCCGCGCTGCCTTGAATACATTCCATTTGGGTGATGCAGATGCAAATCAATTAAATCCAGAAACTATGGTTTACGAACCTAAGTATCCACAAAAAGAAACTGAAGAGTTCAGAGGAGCATCTACTAGCATCCTTGGGACGCATACATGTTATGTAACCGTTGGGATTGATTCTTGCGGGCAGTTCTATATTGTTTGATTCTTTGTAGTCGCTACCACTAATCACCCATGACACAACAACATCCCATCACCCCGTCAGATGAGCTGATTGGCGAGTGGATTGATACTGACGAAGGCGGCCCAAATGTGATCAGCCGCATCGCCACCTGCGCCGCCCAATGGGGCGCCGACCAGGAGCTGGAGGCGTGCTGTGAAGAAATGAAAAGCATCCCCAGCCCGCTTGGTATTCCATTCGGAGAGATGGCATCCAACGCCCTCCGCACCGCCCGCCGCCCCAAGCCGCCAAGCTTGAAGGAACAGGCGCTGTCGCTCGTTGAGCAGCACGAAGACGGCTGGCGGCCGTCACCCAAGGACTGGGACACCATCCGCCGCGCATTGGAGGCACTGCCCGACAGCATTGTCGTATTTCCTTCTCAGTGTTAAAAGCATTAAAAAGCGGCAGGATGTCACCCCCACCGCTCTTGCAACTGGATCTCACTCCAGTCGCTTTGCTGCTTTCTGATCAGCCCCAGCACTGTAGCACACGGCAGGTATCAGCATGTATTACCTGAAAACAGGAATCAGCTAATACTTGCCCGCTTACGACCCGTCTCAATTTCCATGTCTGAACTTTCCTCCGCCGCGCAGGCGGTGATTACTGCCAGCAACTGTGCTGGGTCTCGAATCGTGCAGTTGCACATTGCCGCCGCCCTGCGAGCCGCTGCGGATGAGGTATGCCTCCGTTGGGCTGAGCTGAAACATCCTGCAGATGTTTTGAACACCATCGCGGACGAGCTTGAAGCCCAGTAGTCACCTTCACTAAAAGCTAAGCCGTGTGTGGAACCACGGCTCTATGCTTCCAGCTCAGACCAAGCTTCACGAGGCAAGGCCCTGACCGTTGCTGGTTACGGGTAACGCCCCATGAAAAATCATAGGAATCAACACTCTATCACTGATGAAAGGGTTTACCGCCAGTAAGCAAAAGGAAAAGCAAGCGACTTACTGGATCTCTTGCTATACCAAAGACAATGAAGATGAACCTTTTGGTGTCACCAAAAAACAACTGACTTACAAATCTGGTCAAGATAAGAACAAGTTGATCCTGACTTACTGCACTGAGCTGATGAAGATCAACCACTCAATCTGGGAGATCCTTGTTCATCAAGGACCATCGGAAACTCCAGAGCACGGAGATCAGGTCACGCATCGGTTGAGCCGTGAGAAGTTTCGGGGCTCGACAACCATCATTTAGTCCTTTATAATTTCTTTGGTTCTGCAGACCACCAGTGGCCACTGGTTCGTCATCTTCAGGGATGACACTCGATATCACAGAGTGGAAGCTGTGAGATCGCACCGATGAAGCAACGAGAGGAGTAAGGGCCGACCCTTGCTTAAACCCCGTGAACGGGATCCTCTCTAGCTTCAAAGTAATCCGCCAGTCTGGATAGGACGGTACTTCTGACCGCGATACCGAAGCCATAGTCCAGGTCGGTGTGCTAAGTTCCACCAGTTACGGTTTGCTAAAGCTTCTTGTTCCTTGCTATAAGGAACACCACGATAAGTTAATTGTGTCATGGCAGTTGCCACATACAATTAACTATAGGAATTTGTAGTAATTACTACAGTTTGTGGTGCAACACTAAGTATTAAATTAGTGTTAAGTTATGGGGCGCAACCGCACCTTCAGCTACAAGGCACGGCTGTTCACTTACCAGCAGAAGGAAACCACAAAAACTTCTGCTCCCCAGGGCCTGGCGTGGTTCTTCTTCGACCCGTTGTTATAATAAGATCTATGTGCTTTCCAAGAACGCCCCAATGGCTGTATTATCTAAACCAAAGATTATAGGAACAGTCTCCTGTGATTCCGGTACAATCGCTATTACTGATCCAGCTTATCTCCAAGTATCAAAAGAAGATACTGTTCGGATGCCTGAGTGGAATCTGTTTACTTCTTTTAACACTGAAGTTGGTGATGGCGAATTTGTTGTCTACGCACAGCGCGATAGCTTAGGCCATTTGCGTCGTGTCATCATTGAAATCTAATGCTTTACACAACTGTCTTCCTTGTTTGGCTGGCTGTTAATATTATTTTCTTGTTTAACTTTCATCTTGCTGCTGGCTACTTAGTCATTGTTAATCTCATCTACGCAGTAGCTGCTATGCTGATTGACGATCCAGCTGAAGACTGAATCAGTGACTGACCTCCTCGACCCCAGGCGGGAACCTAACCGCTGGCTTGCTGCAATGTTTGATCACCTGCTTGATGTGGGTGATCCAGATTCGATTGAATCTCTTCGGTCTGGTTACTATCAACTATGTAATGTGATTGAACCGGGTCTGATTGATTCGATTTTTGAACCATGGATTGAAGCATATCTTCAAGGACTCCAGGATGAAAGTCAACCCGGAAACACGCAAAGTATTGCTCGTCCACCAAAGGAGCTAGCGGATCTTCCGGAACCACTGGAATGATCCGTCCCATCTCATAGATCGGATCTCCTCCATAGGGAGGACGGTGCCACCAGAAGGCTTTATCAATGACATCAACGTTCCAATCTGGGTGGTAGCGCAACCAACGGGACCAAGCACGAAACTGTGCATCAGGTTTCTTGGATGTGCAATCTAAAAACAATGCGTCGCCAGGTTCTAAGTTCCATCTCATTAACAGGACCTGGCGAAATCCTTCTGTAATTGTTTTGATTCCGCTGCGACCACTAATTTGATTGTGAAGATTGACGCTGCGTTTATTCTTCTTCCTTTTGTCCCAATCGTTTAGTTGACGCTTTGATTTACTGATTGCAAACCCAACCTTCCACACCCAACGACCAGCATTAAATTCTTTAATTGGTGTTAAGAACACTTTGCAATACTGGTCGTTGATTTTAAACGTAGTAGTGCTACGCTTGCGGCATACTCGATATGTCATGGTTTGGACGACCTTATTGATACCATTCAACGTGACCCAGATCTATGGGAGATCGTTGAAAAGTTAAAGAACCCAGATGAGGATCTGGAAGATTTCCTGTTCAGCTTAGCTCATATGCTGTCCATTGAGTTCCAAGAACTTCATAAGACAGATCTTTCTGACAAGCTTGCATCTTTGTTTGGAGGTCTTCCAGATAAGGCCGTGATTATGGCACCGTCGTTGCTGCACATTGCTTTGGATATTTTCCTAATGCGTGCTATCCCACAGATTGAGGAGGTGTCTTGACAATGCAGCGCGGTTATGTTCTTTGTAATACTGATCTATCGAAAGTTCTTTGCCTCAGTGGTGACCGATCTGGTATCCAGTTGAAAGAAGTGGATAGTACAAAGGTACTGAACAAAGCTATTTGTTTGTCGGACTTGACAGAGATCAAGAACATCTTAAGGATGTTTAAGGATCAGGAGCTGACTGGCGACCTTGAGATTGTTAACGTGGCTCGTCTCTACAAAAAGTTCTTCTAAAGTAATCTCATTATGAGACTGGTTGTAGACCTTGAGAGCAATGGGTTGCTGCCCAAGATGGACACGATCCATTGCATTGTTTTGCGTGACCTGGACACAGATAACGTTATCAGTTGTGCTGATCAGCCTGGCTACCACAGTCTTGAGACTGCTTTGGATTTCATTCGGGAAGCAAAGTTACTTGTTGGCCACAACATAATCAAGTTTGATTTACCTGCCATACGAAAGATTTATCCAGGGTTTCAATTACGTCCTGATGTTTCTTTCTATGACACGTTGGTGGTTAGCCGCGTTATGTGGCCTGAGTTAGAACCTATTGACTCCAGTAAGTTCTCTCATATTGAAAAGAAATACTTTGGTCGGCATAGTTTAGCAGCTTGGGGTGAACGTCTTAACGTTTCCAAGATTAAATTTAAAGAAGAAAGTAAAAAAGATAATGATGAGATAGAAGATGTATGGGCTCAATGGACAGAGACCATGCAAACATATTGTGAAGGTGATGTACTTGTCAGTACTAAACTATATGAATACCTTTCTTGTCAAGAGATTGATGATCGTTGCCTTGAACTAGAGCATGAATTTGCTTTGGTCATGGCACAGCAAGAAGGATTTGGGTTTCCCTTCAATGAAAAGGCAGCCTATGCGTTGGTCAACACGCTCAAAGCTCGACGCTCTGAGCTTGAGGATCGACTCCAAGAAACTTTCCCGCCAATCCAGGAGGAACGCTGGTCGAAAAAAACTGGCAGGCAACTTAAAACAAAGGTTACGGTATTCAACCCTGGTTCCAGACCACAGACTGCTGAACGTCTTAAGGCCAGGTATCCAGAGATTGAGTTTGAATCAACTCCTAAAGGTGGCCCCAAGGTTGATGACGATGCTCTTGAAACTCTGGGTAAAAAATATCCAGAGGCTAAGCTCTTGGCTGAATACCAACTGTTTAACAAGATACTTGGTCAAGTTGCTGAAGGTAAAGAAGCATGGTTAAAGCACTGCCGCCTTTATAACGATGGCCGTATTCATGGCGAAGTTATTACTAACGCTTGCATTAGTGGCAGATGCAGCCACAAACGTCCCAATATGGCCCAAGTCCCCAGTGTTGGTCACGCTTTTGGAGCTGAGTGCAGGGCTCTGTTTTACGCTCCTGATGGTTGGGTGCTGGTTGGTGCTGATGCTTCTGGACTAGAGCTGAGAGCCCTTGGAGCATGGCTTGCCTACTTTGATGACGGTGAGTACGCCAGGCTGGTCAGCACGGAAGGTTTTGACATTCACACGCACAACGCCAGCCTCTTTGGGATCTATGATGGCCAGGGAGAAATCACTAAAGCAACACGTGATCTTTCGAAGCGGCTTATTTATTGCGTCCTCTATGGTGGCGGCGCAAAGAAAACTGGATCAATCATTGCACCGGATCTCAGTGAAGACGGACAGTATCGACAGGGTAAAAAAACTATTGATACTTTCTATCAGAACCTTCCTGCTATTAAAGAGCTTAAAGATCTCATCGAGAAACGCATTACGGAGCGTGGTTACCTTACTGGCATTGACGGCAGACGGTTACAGATTCGCTCTAAACATTCAGCACTCAACCAACTTCTCCAGTCAACAGGGGCCGTATCAGTAAAGAAAGCTACAACAATTCTGTATGATGATTTAACAAATGAAGGTTTAGTGTTTGCAAAAGATTGGGGATTTGTTGCACATGTGCACGATGAATACCAAGCTTTAGTTAAGCCTGAGTACGTTGATCTTTATACCAAGTTAGCTATTGATTCTTTCCGTAAATCAGGAGAGTACTTTCAACTTAAATGTCCTTTAACTGGTGAAGCAAGGACAGGTAAAAATTGGATGGAGACTCACTAATTACTTTTTCTTTCCGCCGTTCTTTGCTTTACGGGCATTAGCATTACCGCTATTTTGTTTAGCGTTTTGCTTTGCAGTAGCAACAGACTTTTTGTTCTTTGCTTTTGCCATGTGAATGCTCCGTGTGATTTTTATTTTAGTATGCGTAACTACGTTTACCTGCTGATTTCTTCCCAGTCCATTGATGCGTAGATGTCAGCGCCAGCTGCATCAGATGCCACAGCTAGGGTTATTTCATAAGAAGATCCAGTTAAACCGTTGCGTTCTAATTGAAACGAAAACAAAGCTTCTTTTAAAATGTCAACAGCTTGACTACCTTGGTTTGATCCATTGGTAAAACCAGAAGCAAGAATGCGACCACCTGCAAAGCTTGATCCTGTTCGGTTGTATTCCACAGCTGAGTTAGTTCCTGCACTAACCCAGGTGCCGCCAGTGGTTGTACCGCTTGCAATAACCTGCCAGTTGTAGTTGGCGTTATTGGTAATCCCCATTATGGATAGCGCAGTAAGAATTACAATTGCATCTAGAAAATTAGGAGATGCTTTTAAGCGTAAAGAAATTATTGGATAGTAGGTATTGACAGTTGTTAAATCTCTTGGGGATCCAATTGGAGTTTCAATAGATTGTTGTAAGCCACGTAATTCATAACCGCCTTCTGAGATTGCAGTAGAACAAACTTGTTTTAATGTGCTGGACGTAGCAGTTGTTCCTGTGTTTTCAATCTCGTAACGAAGAGGTAAAGATGCAGTAGTAATATAAGTGCTTGCAATTAAGTTGGCATGGTTAAATGAATGGCAATGTATGAACTGCCCGTTAATTATAAAGCCAACGCGAACAGTTCCTAAACCTAACCACTCAATATCCATCCAAAGGATTTGAGATTTAGAAGGATCTAATGTTAACTTAGAAGGACCTGTTCCATCTAACTTATCAACATTCCAGTTGGCTTGAGTGATTACTGATTCGGTAACAACGCCAGTGACTAAACTTCTTTCAACAAAAGCAACACTGTTCGCACCTGTCCCATCAACCTGAAAATAGATTCCATTATCAGCACCATAGTAACCACAACGTTGCCTGAGGTTAGCCTTGGCTGCATTGAATGCAAACGTATTCAGAACAAGTAAAGATTTACCAGGCTGATAAGAAAATACTTTTGTTGTTTCACGAATAACTTTAGAGCCAGAAGTAGTGGTTACGTTTAAGTTGACCAATCCTTCATTAGCACTGAAGACCGCAGCACCGCCTGATGCTGTTTGTGTTTCCCACAGACCGTTATCTTTATAACGATGGCTGGAGTCAAATAAGGTTAAAGGATTAGAAACACGTTGCCTACCAAAAGCATCTACTGCTGTAGATGTTGTGCCACTTGCTGTAGTTTGCGAAAGGCTTACGTTAAGTGGGCGTGTTCCCCAGTTTCTTACTTCAACTACTTCATATCTATTTAGATCGTCAGCTTCAATTACGGTTGCCATTTCTCAACGTGCCGAGTAGCTTAATGTCACAACAGCAGCAGTGCCGCCAGACTCGCTCAGGAAGTTGCCACGAATAAACTTCATTGGGCAACCACTAATATTGTAAACGTAAGTTCCGTTAGCTGTGATCGTATTAGAAATTAATGGACCATAGTTAGTTCCATCAATGCTTCCATCTAACCGCACAACCACATTGGTATTAATGTTTGTAACAGTTGCCACCAGGGCATAGTCACATGTTGAAAAGTAATTGTTTTCGTACACGCCGACAGCCGTGGTTGTACCAGGTGCTGTCAGGGCTGGTGCATTAAAAAACAGAGTGTCTTGGAAGTACGTGACCACGTTTTTTTAATCTTATTTTCCTATTGCAATTCTAGGGGAACTGAGTACAGTGCCCCTGGTGCTTGCCTTTCCATGGAACCCCAGCGCATCCGCGACATCAAAGCTTCCCTCAATGACATGACAATGGAGGAACTCCAGGTCATGAGCAATGATCTTGGCAATCTCATTTCAGTCTTAATGACACGCCAGGTGGCCATTGAAGATGAGATCTGTGATCGTCTTGAAACTATCTTTGCAAAATGACTTCCCAGGAATTGAAATGGCATTGCCGGTTTATGAGACTGGCATTGCAAGTTTCAAAATGGAGCAAAGATCCCAGCACAAAAGTTGGTTGTGTTCTTGTCCGAGACAAGAAAGTTCTAAGCACTGGTTACAACGGTTTTCCTCGGAGAGTTGGTGATGACCTCAATCGACTTTGTGATCGAGACATCAAGTACGAGATCACAGTCCACGCTGAAGTTAATGCTGTTACAACAGCTGCACTTCACGGCATCAGTACTGAAGGGGCTACTGCTTACGTCACTTTCAATCCATGCTCTCGCTGTGCTGCTGTACTGCTTAACGCTGGCATTGATGCCGTCTATAGCTACGCAGGTGCCGACATCCCTAACCGTTGGTTAGAAAACTTCATACTTGCCAGCCGGCTCTTTGCTGAAGCTGAGGTAAAGTACGACACTATTGATCCCAACTCCTACCCGGAAGAATCATGAACACTTTGCTTGCCACCGGATCTTACGTTGGTGAAAAATACTTTGACAACGGTTTACGTTTTATTCAGATTAACTTGCCAAAGGTAGGTAACGCTGGCAGTCCTGTTCCTCTCTTTGTTGTTCCAAACAAAGCAGCAGGTGAAACCTTTGATGCGTTTCAACCAGGTGCCAATCTTTTAATTGGCGGTCGTCTTTATCCAAACCGTCAGGATTACAAGATGTACATGGTTCCTAACCAGTTGATTCAACTTATTCCAGGTGGAGTCAATATCAACCAGGTTAATCTTGCGGGCGGTGTTGGTTTTATTCCAGAACAGAATCGTGAGGATTTGTTTACTTTCTCACTGATGTGTTCGGCGCCGGCACAGCAGATCCTTGGTCACACCTGGGATGACAGTCTTGCTTTCCGTATGGAAGCTTGGGGTGATGATGCAAAGCGTATGATCAATAATCTGCATGTGGGACGGCAGATTGCTGTAGAAGGTAAGCTCCGTTACAACACCTGGACCACACAAGATGGTCAACAGCGTGGTATGTATCAGGTGCGTGTGCGCTCAAGCATGTACGCCTTCTTTGGTAAGAACAAAAAGAAAGAAGAACAAAGTGAATTAAGGACAGTAACAACAGGAGATCGGTTTGGAGCGCCACAAGCTGTTGTGGTTGAACCGTATCAATCATCTGTTGTTTTGCCTCCTGTCAACAATGAGACGACCGCACCGGTCAACCCTGACGAAGTGCCCTTCTGATTAGTTTTACTAATGAGTAAGGTTTCAGTTGAGCGTTCTGTTCTCGACTAGTCTAAGTCTGGTGGAGAACCGTGGACTGTGTTTCCTGGCGCAGTCCTTTCATCCCCAGGTGAGCACCAGCATTTGCTGTTCAGGTGCAACTCCTGCTCTGGGGACCCGTCCAAACGCATTGACTGTAATGTCTGTTCTTGATCGTTACAAAAACACTGAAAAGTATCAAGGAGTCCTGAGGGAATTCTGCAACTGTCAGATTCTTAATGACAAGACCAAGTGTGGTCTGTTCTTGAAAGATACTGTTCTCACCAGGATTGGTTGGAGCGGTACTTCTGACATGTTCCCTGATGCAGAAGAGTATGAGCACACCTACAACAATGGTGACTCAAACAAAGGGATCTTCTTTAAAGCTCCCCGTATGGTTATTCTTCATTGCGGTTTCCGCAAAGATGTAACCTTCATTGAAAATTCTGATAAGGGTGGCATCGAGGGTATCTATCCTCGTGACTCTTATCTGTACGATGACTGGCAGGAGAAGCACCCCAACAAGCCTTCCCCTTACAAGCGTCGCCGTCTTGTCTTGACCTTCCTGGTCGATGAGAATGGCTCGCCAGTCCATAAGAAGCCGCTGCTCCTGTCCATCCATGGCGGTGCATCGAACCTGTTTACCGATGCTTATGGCACCTTCATTGAGCAGCTGGAGTCAGCTTTCGCTGAGTACGCTGGTCTGAAGGGTGGTGCAGGCTTTGACCCCAAGCAAGCTGCTGCTGCAATCTTTACGCCTACGTTTGGTTCCCAGCTTTATGGTGAAGCCAACAAGAGCTGGATTGCTTTCCCTAAACAGTGGGTGGTTCCGACTGCTAAAACTGTTGAGAATTTCTTCCCCAAAGGAGAAGAGGACATTGATTTCATTGAAGAGGTGTGGGAAACCTGCCCTCCGGAAGTGTATGCCAAGTCTTTCTTTGATCAGACAGCAAAGGAAATTGGCTACCATGCTATTAAGCCTGGTCTAGATTTCACTCTGCCGCCTGTTGAATCGACTGGCTCCAGTGCTCGTGTCCTGTCTTCGGCTCGTGACCCGGAGACCGGTGAGATCGAGCTTTGAGCTAAGCTCTTAACGGAATGTTCGACCGCTCCTTCGGGGGCGGTTTTTTATTCCTCGTAATAGGTTTTGATTACATCAGCCTCCAGGTTGGCAAGTCGTGCAATCAAACTCCTAATGATAGCTTGGCGATGCACAGCTAGCTGAAGAAGTTTTAATGCACCTGCTCTTAAAACATCTGGATCTTTTACCGCTTCCAATTCTTTTGTAAGCTTTGCCATGAGGAATTCATCTTCCAAAGAAAGATCAAAATCATCAGGACTGAATTTAAATTCAATTAGTTCAAAGCCAGACATCTTGGCATGGCATAATGTTCAGTCTAAACATTGAACACTCAGCGTCAAGTAACTATTGTTACTGTGCTTGACACCACAGGCTAAGAACCTAGACTGGCACTGCCTTTCCAGCCTTGACCTACAATGGCTAAGAAATCCTTAAGCGGAACCATCCACAAAGAAGCTGTTCCCAAGCGCACCTCTATTGGGCATGGGCGGCGCAAGCGTGGATCATTTAAGAAACAGAAACAGTACAGGGGTCAAGGAAAAGGATGAGGCGTCGAACAATGTCTAGCTCTTCTTCTAACTCTGGTGGCCTTGGTTTTGTGGGGATGCTTCAAATCCTTTTTATTGGATTGAAGCTTACTAACTTTATTGCTTGGCCTTGGTGGCAAGTTATGTTGCCAACTATCATTAGTTTTTCTATTTTCATTGTTTGTTTAATTCTTGCTGCTATTTTGCTTTTGTTTATAGATAAATAGTAAGCAGTTAACCGACCTGGAGGATGTCGTTAAAAGCCTCACCTGCACACACCACTGACCGTAATGAACGTAACTGAAGCGCTTCTTTCTGATGCGCAGCGTCTTGTCTATGGCAGGCGCCGTATCATTGACACCCTTTACGAACAGGACCCAGACAAGTTCAAGGTTCTGCAAGCCACTGACATTCAATCCGTTTCACTCCAGGATGATCTGGTTTGTTTGGATCTAGCAGACACTCAACTCTATATAGAGAGGGAAAAAGTCCTCAAAAATTTTTGGGAGCATCGTACACGTACTCCTTCCTACTTTGATTACAAGATCTGGAGCCAAGCTTTAACGTCACGTCCTTGGCAAGGAACCCCAGTTGCAGCTTTGGATTACGGTCCGTCTCCAGCATTAGATGCTTTGCAGCCAGTTCTTGGTCGTCCTCCTCGTATCCAAACAGACAAAGATGGGGTGCAGAAATTATATTTTGTGATGGAGAAAGAGGAGATGTGTAGCTGTGGATCATGGGATCAATTGCACACACATCGACAAGAATTGAAAGAAGAGTTTGAACGTTATACAACTATTCAATTCAAACCTATTTGCAAACATTTGCAGTGGTCTTCTGCAAACATGATGCTTCATGCTTTACGCTTTGAAGCTAGAGAAAAAGATCGTGAATATAATCCTCGCATTTGTGTTTACTATTTTGATCATCGTCGTGGTTTGTTACTGTATCGCGTTACTTATGACGGTTTAAAAGATAAAGGTCAGTGGCTACCTGTCAGTGGTTGGAAAGAGAAAGCTGTTTATGACAGCAATCACATGCCAACAGGTGCTTGCTGGGAAATGTTCTCCAATGCTTTGACCCAGGATCCACCTTTCAAATTGTCTCCGTACTCACAGACCCTTGGAGCCCTTATGAGTTCTACGCGTGCCCGGTAAATAAAACACGTTTTTGAGCAGCAAAACAAATTTTTAATCACAACCAGCAAACCAAACACGTTTCTGATCATGGCTGACAAACTGAGTCTCATTCAAATTGCTGAGTCCATTCAGCACATTGGTTTCCTTAAGGACATGCCGGACATCCCTGAGGATGAACGGGCCATGCTGGAGCAGCACCTTGCTGATCTTGCTTCTCGCCAGGAATCCAAGTTTGATGCCATCATTGGCATGATTAAAAAGTGTGATGCTTACATCGAAGCATTGCAGAACGAGTTGAATGAGATCAAAGATAATCTTGATGCTTGGAAAAAGAATCGAGAGAAGATGGTTTCTATCATTAAGTTTGCTTACCAGCAGAACCTGATTGATAACAAACCAACTGGCGTCAAATACCAGGCGACTATCCGAAAGGTTAAGGCCAGGCTGGTGGATAATTTTGAGCACTGGGAAGAAGATGATCGCAATGAGTTTGGTTTGAGAAAAACCACAACCATTACGCGTATCAAAGACAACACAGTGCTTGACGTTAAGCAAGAGGATCTTCCTGATAAAGATCGAGTGCGCCAGGAATTGGAACATGATTCAGGTTCAGCACCAGGTCCTGCTCAACTGGTACCTGGATTCTCGTTTGCTTATGAGCGTCGTAAGCGTTTAAGCTGAGGGAGATACCAAAGAAGGTTTAAACCTGTTATAGTTATGAAGTTCCCCCTCTCTTTTGATGGGGCTCAGTTGGCCGCTGATGCGCCGGGGACCCATTTGGCAAGCGCGAAGGCTGGGTGACTCGCTAGGCAGATAGCCTAGAAGGAGAGCCCAAGATAGAGGTGCAGTCACTGTCTGGATACGCCTGGTTAACTCACAGCCCGATTGTCGGTACGCCAGTTACACTGCATCCGTCTATATGGCGGGTAGCCCAAGTAGAGGCAGCCAGGACAACTGGAACTTAGTCTGGGTGCAAGTCCCAGTCCGCCCCCCTTAGGGTGTAACAAGGAACGTTGCATTAAACAAAAGATCCCCTCGGCCGCATCGTAGATTCACCGTTAAGTTTGTGGTAACACAGCCCTAGCGATGGTCGGTGAACGTAGGCGGACATCCTTGCCCTCGGTTCAGGCGGCGTCCGATAACGTCGCCCCACCACCCAGTCCGAGCCAATTGGATAGGACGGCACCTGCTGCTGCAGGGCGATGCGGGTTCGAATCCCGTCTGGGTGCTATGAAACCTTCACGGATCAAACGTTGGTGGCACATTTGGGCTAAAGCCCTAGGTGAAAAGGCCAGCCCGTCCAAGAAGGAAGCTGATCAAATTGCATTGATTCGTTCTGTTATCTTTCTTACTTATTTCTTAACGAATTGTTTCATTGTGGCTGGTGTCCTACGACACTGGAATTCTTAAGTCAATACGCAAACCCCCACACCCCCTAGCCATTTCCGCTTGGGGGATTTATTTTGGGATGTCCCTGCTCACACCCTGTGATTGAGTATTACTTTGAGAACTTTGAGTCTTATTCTGGAATCTTTTCAGAACATGCTCTTTACATCTCGGAGCTAATGAAACTCCTTGATGATCAAATTATCTCCATGGGTTTACCTCCAGTGGGGCGCACTAAAGATTTGTTCCGGATGGTTCTTGATTTGAGCTATCACGTAGATCAGACTTACAAAAAGCGCTACGATTTGGAAGAGCCTACGTTCAAACTAACCACTTACATGAGTAAGGATGATGTCATTAGTGAGATGCGCAATCTCCTCAAAGAAGAACTTACTCGTTACATGGGACATGTCCGTGATGCAGAACAATGAAAGTAAGTCCTGGGAATGTCATGTTGATGAGGACGGTGTTCTTACCTTTCCCGAAGAACTCTCAGAACTTCTGGGATGGGGTGAGGGAGATAATCTTGAATTCATTGATCAAAATGACGGGACGTTTTTGATTGTAAAAGTCAATGAAGATCTCAATCCTGAAGGACAAACTGATTCGTCGGCTGTCTGTTAATCTTGTTTCCCATATTGGTGCGCCAGAAAGTATCAATGAATGGACAACTGGTTATGAACAAGCCATTCATGATGCTCAACAATTTTTAGAGCAGCTTGAAATTTATGAACCTTACAACCATCTTGAATGAAACTCTCGGAACTGATTAACCAACTGCAACGCCTGCATGATCTTTACCCCCAGGTTGATCCTGATGTTTTAGTTACTGAGACAGCTTATTCTTCGTGGGATACTAAGAAAACACAGCCGGAATTTTTCTGTCGAGAGTTTAATCCAACTTGTTTTGAAATTAGAACAGTTGTACATCTTCCTTCAGAAAGTTTGTTTTCTGAGCGTGGCCCTTATTTAAACATCTTTTATGAAGGAGGTGTTATTAATAGCCCAGAAGATTTTTGGAAAAACAATTACTTTGAACAACATGCAAACAAACAATCTGGATGCACTGATACAAACAGCTGCACAACAACAGACACAGGAACTAAGATGGATACATAATGTTTACCAGCAACGCCTCAAAGATCTAATGGAGATCAAGGAGCGTTACAACGAATATCTTTTGAATAAAGATGCCGATTTGCGCAATAGTTGATCCCCAGCAACCTGACTGGGTGTGCCGTGACTGTGGTCACAAGTGGGGTTTGTGGTGGTCTGATGGCCAGTACAAAGGTCCTGCTCGACATTGCGCTACCTTCCATCAAGGTAAGTGTAATGTTTGTGGTGAAACTAAAGGTGTAACAGAAGCTAGAGATTACGGTTACTTATCTCCTGGATGGAATAAAGATTTGTTAGAGTAAGTAAAGATCATAGTTTTGTTATGGACGATCGTTCTGTTGATCGGGAAACAGTAGAGCGTACTAAAGGCAAGTTAATGCAGAAAGCTGCAGACAAACGCGCCGAAAGTGAGCGCTCTACTGGTGGTGGCGGTGACAGTGGTGTTGCACGCGCTCGTAAACGTTTCGAAGAGAACCGTCGTCTCCAGGGAGCTGAGTAACCATGGGTACCCCTTCTAATATGAATTCCGGTCTTAAAGCAACCAGGGACGCATTCCTTAAACAAACCCGTGAAAAGATGGGGATTAGCGAAGAGAAGCGTACTGATTTCCAAAATCGCATGAAGGAGAAGCGGGAACGGCAAGCTCAAGCAAAAGAGAATCGGACTGATCGCCGTGTAAAAGAAGTTGCGGCTGTTCAGAACATCACTCCTGAAGCTGCCCGCACACTTGTTACTGACCGTCAAAATGCACGTACTGCACAAATGCGGGTAGTGCGAGCTGACTTGGTTGACAAACGGATGGAGCAACGTGCAAATCAAATTGCTACCAACCGGGGCATTACAACTGAGCAAGCTGGCAACGTCATGCAAGGCCGAATTGCTCAGCGGGCTGGCCAAATTGCAGCTAACCGTGGCATCACCATGGAAGATGCGACCCGTCGCGCCGAGAATCAGATGTTTGGTCAGCGTGGTTTGAGGGGTGCTGTTGAGCGGGCACGGATGGGTGATCGCCGTGAAGCCATGACCTCTCAGATGGCCACGCAACAAGGTCTTACGCCAGAGGCAGCAGCCCAGGCAATGACTGCTCAAGTTGCCCAGCGTGCTGAGAACATTTCAAATCGTCGTGGCATTGCTATTGGCGAAGCTCAAAAGCGTGCACAACGTCAAATGTTTGGTCGCCCTCAACGTTGATTTAAACGTTGCGTTTTAAATAAAACTTGCTAGCTTAGTGCTGTCGGACCCAACACTTATGTCCCGCAGTACTAAACAAATTAAATTTAGGGGTAAACCTTCTGAACTCCTTGACTCCATTGAGTTTGAAGGTTACACAATCAACTCGTTACGCCACGGTGTAACGGGTCATGTTCTTTACCGTTATCCCAGTGAAGAGTATGAGTGGGAGCCATGCTGGGGCATGGATCTAGAAACAGCTAAGAAATCTGTCTTGCGCTACAAAGAAGCACAAGAACTACAATCAAAGACGTGATTTAAATTTGGTATGGGACCGGTCAAGAATGCACTCATGGATGATCTTGCATGGTCCATCTATGAGTACTTGCTTGGGGAATCAACTCAATACCAGGGTTCTTGCCTGGTCCTCATGCCAATTACAAAAATTGCAAAAGAGTTTGAGCGTAATCACAGGACCGTTACAAGGCGGTTGTCTGCATTAAAGCAGGAAGGATTGATTACGCCTATTATCAAGAAGGATTACGTTACTTTGTATTGCGTTCAAGATACGGAGATACCTGATGAGTAAACAGGAAAACAATCCGTTGTCTGACCTTGCGTTTCTGCTTGGTAGCTTTACGGATAACGGCCGTTCGATGCGTTCCTTTGTGAGCAACCCTCAAGAACTTGCTATTACCATCTTGGTAACTGGCTTACTGTCTAACTCCAGGTGGGCAATGGATCCTGAGGATGCCATTAAAACTGCTTTTGTGATCCATGAAAAGATTCAGAAGGAGGTTCAGAACTACCAGTCCATGAAGTTTGTCAACAATGTTGAGAACTGCTTCAGACACCCTGAATTAACAGAGGAATGAACTTAAGCGCAGACATCGAGTGGGGGCATCTCAGGATTGGACCCATGCTTCTTACGTGGTTCAATTCGGATACGGCCTACGACTGCTGGGGTAGCACCACCATCTGTTGGGATTTTAAGGTTTCTTTCCTTTTTTGTTTTCACGAGATTTGCAAACGTCCTTGGTTCCAGGTCAGGGAGGTTGATCCTGATATTCGGCGGGTCATGAAGGGGAATAAGTACCTGTGATCCGTTGCAGGGACCGGGTTTTCCGCTAAGTTGGTTGGACTTGTTTCCCGCTGATGCCTGCTGTATTGGATGAAATTCGTGCAGACGTTCGGCTTATAGAAGAACTAGAGCGCAAAATTTATACGCCGTATTCTAAAACTGCATCGTATGAGCAGTTCTTGGATTATCGCTCTGAAGGAGATACCCGTGTAGAAATCAACGGGAGCCGCCATTACAAGACTCCTTACGGTGCACTTCCATCAGTAACCACCATTCTGTCTGCTACCGGTGGGAACAAGGCAGCATTAGAACGGTGGGCTAAGAAGAATCCGGGTGGGCGAGAAGCTGCTGCAGCTCGTGGTACCCGTGTTCACTCCTTAATGGAGGAGTATTTGCTGGGCATCAACAAGGATCCGCAGATTGATGACGAAGAGATCGCATCGTTCTGGTCTGGTCTTCCTGAAAAACTAGACAAGCTTGAGCGTGTGATGTGGGCAGAAAACCCTGCCAATCCTGATGATTTCAGTTGGACCATGGGTGGTGATGGGATTAGCCGAGTTTGGCATCCAGGAACACACGAAACTGAAACCTGGGGATGGGCTGGTGCACCGGACATTGTTGCTGAGTACAAGGGCAAGGTTGTCCTTGGTGACCTCAAAACCAGCAACGGTTTGTATTACAGTCGCTGGCCAGGTCCTGAAACGTTGAAATCTGAGTACGGAATGAAGCGTGCTGGCTTTATGAAGTACCAGAAGTGCATGATGCAGATGGGTGCCTACGCCATGGCACTAGAACACACCATTGGTGTTATCCCTGAGATCTTGATGATTTTTGTTGCTACGCGGGAGCGTTCACAGGTGTTTGCAGTTCAAGGTGGCACCATTGAAAAGTACAAAAACAAGTGGCTGGACGCTGTAAACAAGTATTATTCTGAGATTCTGCCGTCTCTGAATAAGACCGAGATTGATATGGAGGTCGTAAACGGAGACGCATAAGTACAAGTGTCTGCCTTTTACATTAGAGGTACGAAGAAAAACGGTGGACTGCGCCACAGGTTTAAAACCCTAGCTACGTTGGTTCTGCCGTTCCTTTCCCGACAGCCATAAAACCACCGTGACGACCGCAACTCCAGAGCCCAAGCCCCCTCACAAGCATCTTGCGCCAGGGCAGATCAACCTGGATCTCATCCCCGTTGATTTTCCCCTCACTCCCCTACAGGGCAAGAAAGCGTACCTCCCCGGTTGGACGCAAGATCCCAAAACAATTGGTGAAATTAAACGTGAGTTAGAAGAAGGACGGGCTACTGGTGTTGGTCTTTTGTGTGGCCAATGGAGCAATGATCTTGCTCTGATCTTTGTTGATATTGATGGTGAAGATGCCATCCCAGTTATTGAAGAGCTGGGTGGTGGTCCTCTTTCTGAAATCTTCCCGCCAACCTTAACCATTACCAGTGGTAAGCCTGGGAAGCTGCGGATGCTTTTCCAGGTTCCACCTAATCGGGTTAATCAACTACCAGATAAAGCAACCATTAAGGTTGATAAAGCACCATGGGAAATTCTTTGGAGGTCCCGTCAAGGTGCATTGATGGGTGCTCACCCTGATACGCCAGGTTATTTCACGCTTCCGCATGGTGGATTTGAGTATGCCAAGCGGTTACCTGAGATGCCAGAGTGGTTGTATGACGCCATTGGACGGGCTTATCCCAGTAGCCGGTACCGCAAACACACCTCTCCCATTGGTGCTGTCATTACGCAGAACATTGTTCTGAACTATGACAAGGATTCCAAGTACCACCTGGAAGAAATTATTGACGAAGCACTGCAGTATCTGAATGCACTCAGTGTTGATCGTGCTGATGATTACGAAGAGTGGCTTGCTGTTGGCATGTCACTCCACCAGATTGATGAGAGTTTGTTAGAAGCATGGGTGGAGTGGTCTGCTCAGTCGGATCACTTTGAAGATGGTGCTTGTGAGCAGAAATGGAACACTTTTGAACGGCTTCCTGGTGGTCCTAATCCTGAAGGCGCCAGGGGTTTGAAGACCCTCCGGGCTAAAGCAAAGGAGGATGGTTACATTGATATGGGTGGCTTCCTTGTGCCCAACATTGAGACCATCAACAAGCGCATTAAGGAAGCACAGGATGAAGATTATCCTGCTATTGGCCATGAGGCCATGTTCTTTGAGCTGATGGGCGAAGGGGACGAGGAAGATGAGGAACTTGATCTGGATGATTTACTAACTGAGATCAGGGGCTCCAGGTCTGCTCGTGCTCCTGTGCTAGGTGGTAAGCAAAAAGGATTGAAGAATCCCCCTGCTTCTGTGATTGCAGAAGATCTCAGTGGATTCCTTCTCATCAATTGGCGCTATGATCCAAGGTCAGATAGTTTCCTGAAATATAACAAGAGCAATGGGATCTGGGGTAAAGAGGACTATCCAAGGGATTTTTGGCAGACTGTTCAATCCAAAATTGCCCACCTTCAATTGCCTTCTGGGCATAGTGCTCATCTCATTAATGATGTCGTTACCCTCCTTCAGCATCATCTCACGGAATGTCGTTGGGATGAGAATTCCGAAAACCTTGCATTCCGTAACGGTGTCTTCAATCTCGATACGGGAGAATTCATAGAGCACAGCCCAGAACATTGGATTACATGGGGGCTTGATATTGATTACGATCCGTCTACTGATCCTGGTCCTATTACTGAATGGCTTTACCGTACTCAATACGGTGATGAAGCCCGTGTCAATGTCCTCAGAGCCTGGCTTCGTGCCTGTTTGGTGGGACGCGGAAATGAAATCCAACGCTTCCTTGAAATCATCGGACCTGGTGGACGCGGTAAATCCACCTTTGCCAACCTCTGCTGTGCTCTCGTTGGTTATGGTAATTACGCCAGTACTAACCTCAACCAACTGGAGCAAAGCCGCTTTGAATTGGCTTCCATTAAAGGAAAACGACTGACGCTCATCAATGATTCAGAGCGTTACGGTGGATCTGCACAGAATTTCAAGGCACTGACAGGTGGTGACTCTCTTCGTTACGAGGAGAAACTCAAGCCCATTGGCGAACCTTTTGTGTACACCGGCATGGTTATGGTGGTTGCTAACGAGCCCATCCAAACAACGGATAACACCAGTGGTTTGAGCCGTAGGCGGTTGACTGTTGAGTTTAACCGGAAGCTGTATGACCGCAGCAGCGAAGCTAAGGACATGATCAAGTTAGAAGGCGGTTATGTATCTGGTATATGGAAGGATTATTTATCCGGTTTAGTGAACTGGGTGCTGGAAATGGATGATCAATCCATGCGTCAGTACCTGTTGGATACCAATGAAATGGTTCCTGCACTACGCCGTGTGCGTAATAACATCCTTCTGAACAGTAATAACCTTATTGAATGGTTGCAATCAGAGGTGGTTTCAGCTGAACACACCAGTGCTGTTGGTAAGAAAATTCCAAATGGAAACAAAGAAGATAATGAACGGTATGTTAATAGCAGCTACCATCTGTATCCCAGCTACTGTGAATATTGTGACGCCACGGGATCCAAACCTGTTGGTCAGAAGCGGTTTATCAACTTGCTTTTGGATTGTTGCAAGAACCAGTTGGAGTTAACGGATGTACGGACCTTTACAAAAGGGGGTAAACCTTTCATTAAAGGGCTTGCTATTCGTAATTCTGATCAGAAGTTTAAGGATTATCCAACCATTCTCCCTGAAAACAACCATTAAAAAGGCGGGTGGTTAACCCGCCCCTTAACTCATTCAGCTTCCGCTTCTGGTTCTTCAGTTTCTGGTTCAAACTCCAGGGTTTCAATGTATTGGCCGACCATGTTGCCAGCAAAAGCAATCAGATTAGGATCACCAGAAGCACGGGCAGCGCCAAAAGAATTGACCGCAGCAATTAACTCAGACTTTTTGCAAGCCATAACGAAGCAAGAATTTCAAATAGTATAACAAGGATCACCAGGGAACGCCAGATTCAGAAGTGGGGTGCAGTTTGGTTTGGATCTGGTTGTGCAGTGCTTCTTCAATTGAAACAACTTGATCAACACCAAGTGCTGTTAGGGTCCAGTTCACGACTTCTTCTTTGGTGAGTTTACTGAAAGGAGTGAAGTTATCAGGGTTGGGTTCACCAAGACCAACGCTGCCGTAACAACCGGCAGTTTCACCGTCTTCTTCCAAGGATGCAGTCCAATGAACGGTGTATACAGCGCCATCAGGACAGGTGTCACCATCAGGAAGATGACGTTCAAGGTTAGCAATATCCCAAACAGTGTTAGCCACAATCAATAATGTTTTTTTTATTTTACCAGAGGTGATCAGTGAAGGTGACTACTCGTTGTCGGGTAGTTGTTCCAGTGCGCGGCGAATGTAATCAGCGGGCTCCGTTGTGTCCATTGAATGAGCTGCACCATCGAGCAGATGCGAGAGCGCCAAGAGTGCCTGCTCCTTCAAGCTCGGGGGTTTAGGGCGGCGGGCGGCGCGGAGCTTGGAGATGGCGCAGCCGTCTTCGCCCCAGTAGCCCATGGTCCTCATCCAGCTGATGCACGCCTCCAACTCTTGATCTGCGCCCCATTGGGCGGCACGGGTGGCTAGGTAGGTGTGAGCCAAAGGCTGTGATTTAAGGAGTTTGCGATTTTCCAACCACTCCTGCACCAGCTCGGGCGGTGGGTTGATGGGGTGTTCTTGTGTCATGGGTGATTAGTGGTAATGACTACTCAATTACAGGCAGAGGTTTGCCAAGCGACTCAAGCCAGCACAACTGGCACCAGTGGCCTTCGTGACCTGGGATAGTGCTCTCGATTGTGTGGCTATGAATTCCGTGCTTTGGGCAATCAATCTTTGGCAACTGTCGCCCGATTGCCAACGTGGGGTAAGGTTCTTGGGTCATGGTCTCTAGGGGATCGTGGCCAGGGGCAGGGTGTTGACGCACGCCTGCCTACCCACACTACCACGCAAGTCAAGCCCAACTATCCGGAAATTCCAGATAGTTCAACTTGTAAGGGCTGGTTACAAGTTCGCCAGCCCTCGCAGTGAGTAGGTTTACTTGCTCTAGGCGATACCAGCATCCGTAAGACGCTGTTCTAAAACTTCGATGCGCTCCATCGCTTCTTGCAGTGCCTTGACGGCTTTCATGTAGAGCACCGAGTAGTTGACGCTCTTGGTGACGGTGCCAAGGTCGTTGCCTTCTTCGTCGCGGTCAAGGGATTCAGTGACGAGACCGGGGGAAACAAGTTCAACCTCTTGGGCGATCAGACCGATTTGGGTGTGGGTCTGACCTTCTTTGAAGTTGTAATTGCGGACCTGTAGTGCTTTTAGGTCATTCCATTGGGAGTTAGCGTCAACAATGTTTTCCTTCAGTTTGATGTCGGAAATAGCACCGTAGGAGTTGTTACTGTTCTGGATGTTGCCGTTGCTATAGACAATAAAAGTATTAACAGCATTTGCGTAGCCAAGTAGATAGTAATTAGAGGTTCCCGCAGCTCGTGCGTTAGAAAATAGAATGTTAGCATTAATACTTGAGCCATTTGTATCAGCAACTGCAATACCGTCCCTGCCAGAATGTGTGACATTTAGCTGTTGGCCACTGCTTGTAGCATTGATAGAGACTGTTCCATTGTTTGAAATCCTCATCCGCTCCGTCGGGCTACTCGCTCCGTCGGCGGTAGTGGAGAACACTAAACGGCCACTTGTGTTAGTGCCTGTCTGGATAAGATCAGCAGCACACTGAATGCTGGCCATCTCTTGAGCAGCGCCAGACGTTGGCTGGCTGCCATAAAAACGAATGTTTCCAACTTCTGTGTCAGCAGCTCTTGCTGTTCCACTGGGGCCGAAGTTATAGAAGTGAAGCTGTTGGCCCGCTTGATCTGCTGTGCCTGAGTTGCGTTTTACAAGAGCAACGTTTGCAGAATTTGCTGCTGTGCTAGATGACTCAAAAAGTGTATTGCTACCAGAAGCACTAGACGTGCCAACTAACAACCTGCCAGAGCTGTCGATACGGGCTTTTTCTGATCCGTTAATATCAAAAGCTAACGGAGCTGCGGCGCCATATGTAAGTGTATCAATTACCGCTCGATCAGATGTACCAGTTACATAGATCCCGGTTCCACTAGATGCAGATCCTTGAAACCTGCCAATCCCAACAACATGAAGAGCTTGGCCAGGACTTGTAGTGCCAATCCCTACGTTGCCGCCTGCCGTTATTGCCACCCGACTGGTCGAATTAGTTCTAAATCCAAGCCCTCCAGTACCAGTAACATTGGATCCTGCAAAGCTAACAGTCCAAGCAGAATCAACTGTTAACTGCGTATCAGATACAACAGAGGTTACTGTTCGAGTTTGCGAGAAAGGAAAGGCAATAATGTCACCAACTTGAACTGGAATTGACGTAAAACCAGAACCATTAACTGTTGTTGGGTTAGATGAAGAAACGTTGGATAATGTATAAGTTCTTCCTGTAATTACGGAACCAGCTATTGATCCATTTGCTACTTCTAATTTTTCGGCGGGGCTACTGGTCCCCAGACCTAGGCGGCCACTGGAGTCCAGGCGCATCCGCTCTGTAGAGCCACCACTTCTAAATGTCAGGTTAGTTCCACAAGCAATATACGGGGCTACGCCACTTTCGATTCCAAGCTCTAGTGCATCTTGGCCGGGTTTTTCCAAATAAACTTTTGGGTTGGTCGAATTAGAAATGTGGAGAGGAGAAATTGGTCCATTAGTACCAATTCCAACATTCCCGCTCGCATCAACAAACAACCGCCCCGTGCCATTAGTCGAGATGGCTACTTGGTCTGCGCCGGGGGAGTAGATGCCAGTGTTGGTGTCGCCAGTAAAAGAAATAGTGGGGCTACTTGCGCTTCCTGTGCTGAATTGAATGGAGGAAGCCTTACCGTCAAGGAGCTGGGCTTTTGTTTGCGACATCTAACTGGCTAATCGTTGTCCTTACATATCATTTTACAGTCTTTACATTTCTTGCACCAGGTTTTATCGCCAGGGATTACCTCAGTGCCGTATTCAAAGTCATCGTAATCTTGTTGGTTACGGAGCCAACGAGCAAATTCTTGGATGTACTTGTTGATTAGGTGGGTCGGCATGTCAAACGCCTTTGAAACGTCCTCGTAAAGCACGTGCACGTTTGAGTGCGTCCTCCATTGTATCCGTGTAACGTCGTGGATTGTTTTCGTTGTACTCTTTAATCCAACGATCTACAATCGGAGAGTCAATGTCAGGTGGAATATCAAAAGAAGGAGAACCTGAAATTAAGGTTTCTTGTAATAACGGGCCGCCGAATTCCTGGGCATACTTATTTTGTAAACGTAAATCAGGAATTGCATCTCCAGATTGCTGGTAATCCTCCATGCCTTTAGCATAGCTTTGAAGAAAACCAATAGCAGAAGGGAAATCGTTGTCTGCCATCATGATTACATTCCTCCTTGCAGGAAAGCCTGAACACGGTTACGGATAGGAAGGCGAACAGTGGTTGCCATGTCAGCTTGGTCTGCAGTAGCAGCTTGTTGTGCAGCTTGTTGTGCCAGGGGGTTCAGGCTTTCCATCGTAGGTCCGAGTTCACCTTGGGCACGCTTTCCTAAATCACCTTCTGCAAGCTCCTCTGCAGGAACAAACGCAGGATAACCTTGTGTTTCAGGGAAGGTAGCAGCTAACAGAGGGTTTTTGGCACCGACAAAACCACCGGCTTGTGCCATTGGTGTTTGACCGTACTTCTGCATCCAGATCTTCATGCCAAGATCTTCTGCTTCTGCTTGTTGTTCTTTGGCAATCAGATTTCGGTATTGCGCTAGTTGAGATTTGTACTCATCACTTTGAGAACGATCTACTTCTCCAGTGGGAGTTAAACCAGTAACAATAGTAGCGCCAGGGGTAACGGTGCCTGCAGGTACGGAAATAGGGGCAAACACTGTTGCACTTGCAGGAGCAACAGGTTTAGGTGCAGGTCGTTGAGCTGGGGCGTTTTGTTTTGCTTTTGTTGGAAACCTAAATAGTGGAGAAGCTTGCGAAGCTTGAGTTGCTGTATCTACATATGATGGCATCTGCGTTGTTGCCGCAGGAACAAAAATAGTAGATGCTTGTTGAGGTGTTTCGCCTGCAATTTCTAAATAGGATTTAGGTTTAGCTGCAGGAACAAAAATGGTTGAAGCTTTTTGAGGAGCCCTATTAACCATTTCAAAATAAGAAGGTTGTTGTTTCTGCGGAACAAATACCGTAGAAGCTTGACCTTTGCGAGCAGCTAAATTAAAAAGGTCTGATAAACTCACGATTCAGCTATAAATCCTTTCATACAATAGTAACACCGGGTAATGGAAATTTCTTATGACACTGATTCAAACCCTGCCACACGGTACCACTATCGAATTGCTGGACGATATGCACGGTAACCAAGTACATCGTGTTTGTACTCCAGGGGGTTCGATGTGTCGATACGTGGAACCTTATCATTGCGCACTTGTTTACGCAAATCAATACGAAGAGTTTTACGCTATTCCTCCGGTTTAATAATATTGAGAACTGCAAACTCTCCCCAAAACTCTGTTGCCGCTAGATTATAAGCTTTTGCAGCTTCTAATTCACTTGCAAAAGCGCCTAGCTCAGTTTTCTTTTTATTGAAGATTATTTGAGCTATCCATTTCTTTTTTGTTTTATGCCAAGTAACACCTTTAAATTTGCTATGAGTAGGCTTGTTTTTGTATAAACTTTTAACCCTGTTGGCAGCATTCTGACTTCTTGTTGCCAATCTTAATTCAAAGTTGTCTGAGGGGTTTCTTGAAACATGATCAATAAAGTTATTGCCAGGATCTTTTCCGGTTTGCATATAGAATATAATTCGATGAACTTTATATCTGGCAGAAATTACATAGACGTTCCAATAACCAGAATCTGATTTGGTCCCTGCAACATCCCCAGGTTTTATCCGAGTGCATGAAGAGTTTTTCCAACGTAATCCGGAAGGAGAGCTTTTATCAACAGTAAACATTTCATGAAGCTTTTCATAAGGCGGTAATAAAAGAATTTTCATGAGCACTTAAAAATGCAAACGCACTGTACCACAAAGGTATGCGCGCAACAATATGAGGACTATTATTCAGTTAAGCCTGAGATGTGAGGTTTTTGGCTGTGTTTGAAGTTAGGGGAGTACAGGTGTATTGATTTGTGATCCTTGAGATCCCTTGTGCTGCAAGGGATTTGGGGGAATGGGCAGCGAACGGACGTTTTTTCCGTTTTGAACCGGTATTTCACTTATACGTGACAAAACATGTGCTCACAAGTGTCAGTTCGAAGCGTGTGTCCCTAGCCTGGGGTACAGGTGGCGGGAACCAACCCAACTGACACACCCAGATGACGGACACAGCTGAGCACACGTTCTCTTTCTCTAAAGAGAAATAGGGGTTATTTTGTGCAAAGCGTCAGTCCGCTCAAACCCCTTGACAGCACTGGCTTCTCCACCTACCCTAAACCTTGAACCCATCCACCCCTAACTTGGATTACATTCAATTCTTCAAAAATGAGTACCTAAGTACATCAGATCTCATTGCTTTCGCCTCTGTTATTAAGAAATGCCAGGACGAACTGGGTTTTGCTACCTGCTGGTGCTTGAAACGACTGGACAATCCAGACCTCAAGTACTTCTCCACCTCCCACAAGTACCGCCCCGTCTTCAAGGGAAGGGACGCCAGACCCCTCCTCCTGGCCCTGGTGAACCAGTTCGCGCCAGAGGAGGCCCCAGCTATCGTGCGGAAGGCTGCCTGCACCTCAGCGCACTGCCTCAACCCTGCTCACTACTTCTTTGGCGACCTCAAGGACGTAAAGCGAGAGCAGGCCAAACGGAAGGGCAAGAACATTACGATTGAGATTGTTAACGAAATACAACAAAAACGATCAGCTAACCCAGAAACTTGGACCTATGAGAAACTGGGTAAACATTTCAAACTTCCTTACCATGTCATCCGACGAATCTGCACGCACAACACCTACGGCAATGGCTGACATTAAAGCCGTACTATCAGAAAACCTGGAGGCAATCCTTTCAGAAGAAAACAGAAACAATGTCAAAGTAGAACCTGCTAAACAAATCAATCCAGGACAACACTGTTTATGGCATCGAAAAGGTAGGTTTGGACACAAAAATAATTTTGGTTTAATGGGTGAATGTAAAGATTGTTTAAGGGAAATCAAAGATGGACGATGCGTTGTCGATGTTTGTAATTTTGATCTTGACGTTTATTGGACTGTCCGTACTTTCTGGCAAAAAGTAGACATCCGTGGAGAGAACGACTGCTGGCCATGGATGGGTGCAACCCGTCGAGATGGGATGGAAACCATTGCTTACATGCCAAGCCCTTTCCATTCCGCCAAAACACAGTCGGCACCAAGGGTTGCATTCTGGTTAAGCCGTGGCTATACGGGGCGTTACCGCATCTTCCACCAGGAGGGGTGCAGCCAAACCTGTTGCAACCCCTTGCACCTGCGCATAAAGGACTTAGGATTGGTTACCAATCCAACCAAGATCGAGCGAGTTAACCTGAGCTATGGCAACATCTTCGAACGCGCAAAAAATGACATTCAAGAGGAGTGAAGTTGTTCCTAGCAACTATCACCTTTCCGAGCGTCAATACGCAGGCTTTGTAATTATTAATGGAGAAGTTACGCAAACTCCTTGGTTTGACGATAAAGAAGAAGCACTGTTAGAGCTACGTTGTTTAGAGAAACAATTGAGCTACGAACTAATTGAAACGATGGAAATGGAAGGGTTCTATCCAGAACGCGCTAGAATCGTAGAAGAAAAGTATCAAGCCAGTGGCCGTACAAACGGTTTGTACACAGGTTTAAATTGTTCTGATGGCGCGGTTTCTTGCAACACTGCCGGTTAACTTAGGTTTTACAAATCTTGGCACCATTGAATCTTATCCAACCGGAGGTACAGGGCCTACTGCTTACGGCCCAACTTCCTATTACGGTAGTGATCCTTTGCCTCCGCGCTTGGGAGATTCTGTTAATAACCCTATTAATCTTGGCAGTCTCACGGCTGTATACAAAACAATAAAAATTACAAACACTCATGGCGGATTATCGCGCCAGCAGAGTACCTTTTATAAGTTCAAGATTATTACGCCACGGGCTATTAAGTTAAATCAAAACTTTAGTCAACAAGCAACTACCCGTGAAAGCAACAGAAATACTCTTGTTTCCTTCTACAAAATAGAAGATGGAACTTTACGTCGTGAACTTCAAATCAATAATCAAGGATATGTAATCAATGAACCTTCCATTGAGAATGGGGATACTGATAATCCTTTATCTCTTATTGATTATCCCAACACACAGCTTGTTCCTGGAGACTACATCTTTTTAATTACGAATGACATTCGTTACCTAGAAACAACCTACTCCATCACGTTAGAAGCATTCCTTAGTGACTGGCGCTTTGTTGCTGAGAACGTAGAGGAATCATTGGACTTTGGTCTTTTAACAGAACCTGTCACAGGAAGCCTTGACTTTGGTTTGATTACTACCTAAGGTAGTACAAAACTCTGGTCATCATGAAAACAATCACTGCTGCCCAATTTGAGCAAGACTTTGAAGCCATCATTGATGACGTAGCACAGAACAAAACAACTTATAAAATCCTACTGAGCACAGACTCAGACCAGGAACAAGCCGTCATGGTTATTCCTTATGAAGAGTATGAATATTTACAAGATGTCTACACTGATTCGTTAAATTTAGAAGAACAATCTAAACCAAATCAAGACACCATTTTATAAATTAATTATTGGTGTAATACGGAAGAGTAGGACGAGAAGGTACAACAGCAGCAACAGCGTCCCCATATGTTTCACGTGGTGTCTTATCTTTCTTTTCTTTTGTACGTTCCGGTAACTTATAAAATGATTCACCTGGCACAAGTTGTGAAGCGTCAAACGGTTCAGATACAACGTTAGGTGTAAAAGTACGTCCTTCAGTTGTCGTAAGTGGTGAATAAACTGGACCTTGGCCGTACTGAGCAAGGTATTGGTTGACCGTGTTCTGACGGCCTGCGCGGGCCTGCAGAGCACGCTCTTGCCAATAGTTAGCAGCTTCTGCTAAACCTAGGTCTTGTGAACGAGGACGCCAATCCTGGACCAAAAGCGGCTTGCCTGGCTTAATCGAAGTTTCACTTTTAGGTGCAGAAGAGCCCATAGATACTACTATTTAAACTTAACTTCTATACTTACTCTATCGGAAATAAACTTGTGAACATGGGGCGCCAACTGAACTCCAGTGATGATCATCAAAACGATCAAGAGCAGTTCGGCGTAAGTAAGTTGCCTGCGCATGGTTGTAGTCCGTTCACTAAGGATTTTAACGACTTGCTCAAAGCAATGTCCACTAAGACGATGTTATCACTAATGACAACCCAACAGAAGAACCTGGCCAAAGCTATGTGGGAAGCTTCCAACTGGGGCGGCAAGCCACTGCCCAAGGACTACAAGCTGGTTGAGGACAAGCGGGATTACTACGAGCTGGTGTTAATGATGGAGCACCAGAGGCAGTGGCAAGATCGTCAGTTCTATTGCAAGCAGGCAAAAAATTGTTAAGCTGGATCAAAAGTATTCAGTAAATGAGTTACCGCTTTGCAGATCTTAACATTGAAGAGGTAACTGTTGAGAATTACGACAGCGTTCTCACACCCACTCTGGCGTACCAAGTTGCTCCATTTATTCCTCCAGAAGGCAGCTTTGAAACGCTAGATCTTAGGCGCTATCTAGAGCTGATCAAAAGCTACGAGGTCAGTACAACAGATCTAATCCATGGCTTGTCGCTTGCTGATCAAATTCGAATCACGTTTAGCGATATGAAACCTGCAACAATTTGTGAAAAGTTTCCGGACATTGACCTAGCCACCAAACGCCGCTACCGTTGCGTAGCTGAGTACCTGATTCGTCAAGAAGAACTAACAAAACTAAAAGACGAGAGAGGTAAACTCATTAAGAAACTTGGTAACATGGGGAAGATGGTTGTCATCTACCAGCCGTTACCCAAAATCTGTCGAACTCTCCAACAAACAGGTCTCGGACAATTTATCAAAGATGAGCAACAGGCGGCAAAGATTAATCAACGGTCTCCTTTCCACAACAAAAACCGGTGGGGAGAAGAAGATGGCGCAACTAGTGATTGAACGTGTTTGCGCAGACATGTGCGAGTTCTATGAAAAGTTCTACGCCAACGAAGGACCTGGTGTCATTATTTATGTGCCAGGAGAAGAAGACCCTGAGCGGTCAATGTTCTACCTAACTGTTTCAGCTTTGATCCAGGCTCAGGCTGATTTCCGTAGTAGGGAAATGGATGGCCCAGCAGAGATTATGCAAAAAGCTATTGCCAGAGCAGAAGCAGTAGATCCAAAGAAACATGGAATCTTTATCCTGCAGGACACTAAAGAGATGTCCTTGATTATTTATGACCGCGAGAAACCGTTAGAGATTCCTGGTGCACAAGCAGATGAGTAGTGGAAAGTCCGGCGGTTATAACGATTACAACAGATTCTTCCGGATCTACAGACTGGAAGAAGACTGGTGTACACCGCCTGAATATATTCCTCTGATTTACCATACGCTGGGTTCTATTGATTTAGACCCAGCTTCAACAGCTCATGCCAACGCAGAGTTCCTTAAAGCAGAAAACTTCTACACCAAAGAAGATGACGCCATCAATGTAGAAGAACCTTGGCGTGGAAACGTGTATTGCTTCCCACCAACCTATGGACGGTGTTCATTTAACCGCCAGCGTGGGACGTGGAGATGGTCATCCCGTGGGGGTTTCACATCCCAAAACGTTTCGAAAGTGTGGTTCAATCGCTTGGAACGGGAATGGAAGTTGGGTTTTATCAACTCAGCTTTGTTTTATAGCATCTCACCTGAGATGATGCGCATAGCCCCTACGATGTGGGACTATCCAATTTGCATTCCAAGAGATCGCCCACGCCTTGTTCACGGCAAAACCTTTAAGCAATTTGATAAGTTTCCCAAGTGGGGATTCTTTATTTACTTGCCACCACGTGGTTTAGGTTTACGCCAGACGGAACAGTTTGAAGAAGCCTTCTCAACGATTGGTAAGATCGTGCTTTGAACTAAGAAGGTGTAGGCCTAAAGGAATTCCTGAAACCAGCAGAGCTGTCAGTGTTACCGATACTAGCAGCACCACGCGGCTCATAGGGGAGTGCACCGATTGGAATGGTTCCTCCTTGAGCAGGGAAAACAAAACGATCATCGCCAAGACGTTCAGAAGTAACTGGGAATTTACTAGCACTTTTACGTGCATCCAAGTAATTCCTTAAAAAATTTAAGCTTTCTGTGTTGTCAGAAACGCCCTGTGCTTGCTGGAATCGGTTGTCAACCTTATAGGATTGACTCTTTGCAACTGCCATATTACTATTCTGCCAGCTCTAATCACAAAATGGATTTTGATCAGCCTTGCTGGATTGATACGCAAACACACATTGGTATTATCTGCGATGAAGTTAAACAACTTCTAATCGAAAAGAATGAAAAGTATGGTGATTCTGCTCTGCAACCAAGCCGAATCTTTAGCAAAGCAGATGCTACTGAACAGATTTTAGTCCGCATTGATGACAAACTAAATCGTATTCAGAAAGGTGCAGGTTTACTTGCTAATGATGAAGATGTCATCATGGATCTTATTGGCTACCTAGTTCTTTTAAAGATCTCTCTTTCACGGGAAGTAATTTAACTCCATGGAAACTCATTCGGATCCCGATATTGATCTGACTCCTCAGGAATTAGACTGCTTGCGTACCTTAGAAGTTCTGGATCTCTTAGATCAACTTCAGGATAGGCAGAACGTGAGCCTGTCGCAGTTGGCTTCTGATTCCATAGCTCAAAAAAGTGATCAATTACATCACCCGATGGATCCCAATCGGATACTTTTTTCTCTAAATAAGCTATTGCCTTGACTTGTTGCGGAGAGCCATTAAAGTTCTCCGCAATATTCAACAAGCACTGGGGCAGAATACATTTATGTTCCACCAACAATGGAACATCTTTATCGCTCTCCAGGAACAAAGCAAGTTCTTGCCTGCGTCGATCAACCAAACCCATGTTCTGTTGATAGTTTTTACGCAGATAAGGAGACCATTCTTTAATGATCTTGGTCTTATGTGCCCTTTCGTTAATTAGTTTTAACAGGTTACTCTCTTTAAAACGTAAGTAACCAATACTGTGAGCATAACTAAGCACTGCTCCCCTCTTCTTGGAAGTCAGTGGCATATAAACTACGCCAGCAATTAACTTTGCAAACTGTTCAAGATCAGTTTCTAACTGTTCTTCAATCTGAACTTTGTTTGCTTTGGTAAAACGATTAACGTAACTACGTCCAACCTTCTTACTGCCGTATCCAATTAACCAAAGGTTGTCATTTCCAGTAGCTTTGTACGAAACAAACTCATCAAAACCGACATGAATCCGGCAGGGGGTATGCCGCCGGATCAGTTTCAACGCGTACTCTGTAACAAAAGACAACAGGCCAGGAGCCCTGCCAGGGCTTAGGGAACGTCAATGCTCCCGTTATAGCTCACTTCGCTGTAAGCGTCAGGCATGGTCAGAATAACCAAGTAGTTCTTAGCTGCATTGGTTACGGTCACACCAACAACACCTTTGCCACGACCAGCCTTGCCAACATTAAAGAACTTCTGATAACCGGTAGGAGCATTGCCTGCCGTGTAATCGTCGTCCTGGAAGATCTGAATGGTTTCAATGCCAGTGCTGCGTTCCAGATTGACAATGATGTTTCCAGTAGTAGCTGGATTAATCAGAAAAGCACGCTGGCTGAGGTCACCCGTAGAGCCAGGCAGAGCATCGCCCTTGTAAGTAATTTCAGCACCACTGCTGATGAAGGTGTCTTGGGTACCTTGGAATGTACGAGTAGCCATTATCAGCTGATTTGGTTATGAGTTTGAAATTGGAAGTTAATGTCAGCATCAATGCCGTGTTCTTTCAGAATGCTTAAGAACATTTGACGGTCCATCATTTTCATGTGGAGCATGTCAACAAAAGCTTCCTCTAGTTCATCACGGTCTAGATCTTTGATTGCCAGAGCTGCTGCATGGATAGCAAACTCGCTATCAATTGGCAGATCCAGCGCATTGGCATCCATTGAAAAATTTACCAATCCTTGAGTACATCCTAACAGCTCTCCAATTTTTGGCTACTAAGTGCTTGTAGTCCTGATGCCAAGGGGCATGTAACGCTGGTCCACTGCAAAATGTGGCTCGTCTGGAGCGCCGTCAAAAATCCCTGGGCGCAGCTCAGGCAGCCTAGTGGTGACGTAGGTATTTAGAAATGATTTTGGATCCACTGATCTGTTTAGTTTTGTTTAAGAAACAACTGCTGAGCGCAATTGTTCCGACGTAAGTCAAACCAAAAATAATCACCAGGGATTCCATGGATCAACCTAAGTTGGATTTGAGTAGCCATTGGAATTTTTTATGTGCTCGGCCACGTTCTATAGCCAAATCTAAAGTGAGCTGATCCTGCATTGCTTCTGCTTCTTCTGCTAACAAATTAAACGATTCCGCCAGGGAATTGTTATTCATAGCCAGAGCACGGATCATTCCATCCTGGTCAAAACAACTTTCTGGAATGGGTTGCATAACTGCATTATTGAGATCTTCTACTGTCATTGGAGTAGAAATATCTAAAGAACGCAAGTGTTCAGCAATGGTATCAAGACCGTCTTGCATCTCTTCATAAATTTCTTGGGTAAGTTTATGAATGGAATAAAACTTACCGCCCATTAAATTCCAATGGACAATGTAAGTTTGGTTCAAAAGATACGATGTGTCACGCAGTAACTGCACCAAGTGACAGTAACAAGTTGACTTGGAATCCATTTTTACTTTGGCCATCTTAATCACCATTTAACTTTATGACTCCAGTAACGAGCCGACATTTTATCTGGACTGGGATCTTGTGCGTTATGTCTAGCATAGTATGACCGTTTTCTTGCTTTATCTTTTTCTGTCTTTGGATTTTTTCCTGCACCCTTTACACCTTGTTGGCCAAAGCGAATAATTTTTTCTTTCCCATCAGAACAAGCTTTAACCACGTGGGATTTGGTTGGATGCCCTGGGGTGCGTTGCGGTTTGTTGCACGCCATGTGCTCCTTAGCTAACCGTTTGGCTTTTGCGTGATCAGCCATCAGGACCCCATGTAGTTAGCACGACGTTCTTCGCTGGTTACTTCCATGCTGGGAACGCCTAGAACGCGGTTCTCCCAGGTCGTAGGCCACCGTTCATAGCGGGTCTTGTTAAGGGCCTCTTCTGGGCTTAGACGCTCACGATTCTTTTCGATAAAGTCACGCGTGAACTGAAGAGCACTAGGTTCAGCAGTACTGCCAGGCATCATGGTGAGCTAACGGCTAGATCAAGTTGTTTAAACCAGTGCAGTGTCTGCGGTTTCTGCTCTAGCCACTTTTTAATTTTACTTACCTTCTCCTCAGAATACAAAGGGTGTCCTTCTTTTAACCAATCAAAAGGTAAAGTACTGGCCTTACATGTGTTACATGCTGCACAACAACAGGCCAGGTTATTTCTGGTACTTTGCCCACCTTTATGTTTTGGAACAATGTGATCAATTGTGGCAGTGCGTTGACAAAGTTCTTTGTCGCAGTAAGCACATTTCCATTCCCAGGCTTCAAATATCGACTCTCTAAATTTCTTGCGAGCACTTTTAGGGCTAAGAACAATGAGATTTGCTAAAAGATCGTTCTCACAATGAAACATGATTATTCATGATTCCTAACACAAGCCTATGGTGCACAAACCTGTACCGTGCGGTAGACTGTGCTTGCCCGGGAGCGTGGCGGAATTGGTATGCGCTGCGGACTTAAAATCCGCTGGTCTTCGACCTTGTGGGTTCGAGTCCCACCGCTCCTACCATCGGGATATAGCGCAGCTTGGTAGCGCAACTGCTTTGGGAGCAGTGGGTCGCAGGTTCGAATCCTGCTATCCCGATTGTCAAATCACTCAACAAATCCAATAGAACGGAGAAATTCTTCTTCGTCATCCTCTGCTGGGTCATAGTTTGCATCTTCTAAAAGCTTTAACAAGAAGTGATGCACACGCTCCGTAACCCAGCGCAAATCTTCATCTTTAATATCGCAAACAATAGCGTCCAAACGAAGCTCACGGGACGGCTCACGAATGTGATCCGCAATCAGCTCTAGAGCCTTGTACCGCCCCTTGGTGAACTCATTAAGCATCAGTCTGCACCAATGCCAACGATAGCGTCTTTAATGTCATCTTGTTCTTGTTCAGCAATGCGCTTGCTGGCAATCTCAAGGATTTCTAAAGCGCCTTGAATTTTTAAGTAGCCTTCTTTGCTACGCAACAAACCTTCTTCTGTAGCTCGAATTTCACTGGTCAGATTAGAAAGCTGGATAGTCAGACCTTTCTCCAGGTCAATAAGGATCTCTTGCATGGTGAGTTTAACTCTTGCCAAATAATAACTTACTTGAGATCTAACCACCAACCAGTGCCGTTACCTTCGACAGTCCAGCGAGAACGCAAAAGGTTGTAGCTGTAGTACAAGCGTTCTCCATTGGTACTGATGTAGGTTCCAGTGGCATGATCAATTTCACCCCAGGGGTCATGAACAATGAAGCGCTTTAGCTCATCCTCATACCCAATCACACAGATCCAATGCCCACCGCCACTGGGTTTTTCTTTTGGCCCTTTGTGTAAGATTCCAATTGGGCAGGGGATGTTTCGATTTAATCGAACAATTAAATCGTCAATCTTTCCATCCTGACGGAATGTAGCAACAACACCAAGGCTATTTAATACCTTGACTTGAGTAGCAGCTTGTGTTGTATCGCCAATAGCAAAGACCTTCTTAATGTACTCATTGTCATTAGCAACGCAGCCAGGACGCAGGTACATGGCAGCCATAGCACAACTAGAAGAAAAACAAGTTCTGTTTGCATCTCTATAGTTATCCCGTTGTGATTGATAAGGGACAGCAAGCAAAACACCGTCATACTTAACATCTTGTTTGTTTTCTGGTCGGTGTAATACTCCCCCTAAACCATACCAATGCTCATCAAATAGCCACCAAGTACCTAAGCCATAAGGCAACACGACCTGTGTGTGATCATCTTTCTTTTGCAGTACACGTACACCTTTATAAGTTCGATCTTTTTTAATCCAAGCTTTCTCATTAGAAGGTAAGTCTTGGCTTTGAATTGGTTCTTTTTTGATGTATGTATTGGTAACAGAACAAATATCAACCAACTTAACAACAACTGGTTGACCAGAACAAAACAACTTGACTTCAGCTTCCCGTCTACGCACAAGCCCTGGCAATGGCCCATTATCCCCATTAACCCACTTAGGTAACTCTTGTTGAGCCACCTTATTAGGATCCTCTTTGTTATTAAGTCGTTTCCTTAATGTGGATTGCGCCAATGCAGTAGTTCCACAATTAAAAGCAAAGGAAACAAGAGCATCAAATTGTTGTTGATTTAACGGTACGGTTATATTCTTTTCAACTGATTCTTCAAAACGAATTAAATCTTCACGCAACAAATCTTCTGCTTGCTTCTCTGTAACAACTTGTCCAGGTTTAACATCAAGGGTATGTCCATATCCAATTGTTAGTACCCCAGCTGGACAAACATAGGCTTTAAGTTGCAGCCCTTCAAAAGATTTAATGAGGTTAATCCCTTCTTGAGAAGTTCTCATTTTATTCACTCAACGTTACGAGAAAGGCTGATCAATGTTGTCAGCACACTCATCATAACTGTGATGGTTCTGGCATCCACATCGGTACACCCCATAGGCTGTGGATCAATCTTGTCACCTTGTGGCGTGCCGACATATCTGGCATACCAAGGCCATACCTGAGGAAGTACGTAGAACCTGCAGGCTCCCCACTGAACAACTGATACTAACAAGATAGCTGCAGCTGTACCAACAATGGATCGCCACAACCAGTTTGTCATGGCATCAAGTTACACGTACTTGAACAACAGATCCATTGCGGTAAATACTACCAACAGCGACACCACCAGCTGCCGCTGCAGTGTCATCGGCATAGTTACCTAAACCAGAGAAATTAACTTTTGAAGGAACAACAGTTCCATCAGAAGGTGTGCCAATGTTAATTGCGTCACCTCCAATTACACCAAAGAAAGTTAAACCACTGGCCGGAGCTGTTGTAAAGGTAATAGTGTTAGTGCTAACCGTATAGTCAACTCCTGGTTCTTGGATAACACCGCCAAGAGAAACAATCAACTGATTAGCACTAGCAGCCGTTACATAGTATGCACTAGTACCAGGTGGAACTGAAGTAATGAAGCTTGTAGTTACTCCATTAAAGCTAGGCGAAATGTCCGTAAGCTTTCGCCACTGTCCAACTGTAGGTGCGTTCCCGATGTAACTCACAGCAATACCTTATCAATCCTGTTATTCTAAATCAAGTTAGTAGAGAGTAGGTCTACGCGGTTTCCAAAGCTGCAACTTTGGCCTCAAGAGTTTCGATCTTGGTAAGCGCCTCTTGAAGTGCCTTGGTTATTGGCGCAATGAACTGGTCGTAGCGCAGGGCTTGCTGGCTATCGGGGTCATCTTTGTTGGTGAGAACCCAGCCACCAAAGTCAACGCCAGCAGCGTCAACAGCTTCTTTTACCTCTTGAGCGATGAAGCCCCAGTGGGTGCGGGTGCCGGGGAGTGTTTCGTAAATGCAATCGCCGTTTTTATCGTATTCCCCTGTATGGTGCTGACCACCTTCAACCCATTTGTAAGAAACGGGGCGAAGAGTTTTTATAAACTCAGAGCCAAGTTGCGAGTCATTGATAGCAGTTTTTGCGCGTTGGTCAGAAGTTTGAATTGTTCCGTTTGCGGCCCATACAGCAGACCACCGATAACCACTTTTGCCGAGAAGGCAAGAATTATCAGTAAATGGAAAAAGCTCTGTAACGTTTCTCCATTGCACCTCTGTATTACTCTTAATATGTATCCGCTCCGTCGGGATGCTCGCTCCGTCGGCGGTGGTAGAAAATACCAAACGGCCCGGCATGTCGTTAGCGCCGGGGGTGCCGTCTACTCTGGCTTCAATAGATGCTGCTCGTACAAACTGTGCTCCATCATTACCTTCAAAAAAAATATAACCAAGATTGTCGTTATCTTGGACAATAGTATTTGATCCAATAGTTGAGCCTCGGCTCCTATTAAGAACGATATGTGGGCCTTGGTCAGACGCATTAGTGTTTGAAGTAAAGGATGCACCACTTGTCAAGTAATCTGTGCCTTCCACTTGAAAGCGCATGTCTTGATTTGTAGCGCTAAAATTATTTCCACGGCTCGTAGACGTACCAACTAGCAACCTGCCGGAGCTGTCAATGCGGACGCGTTCGGTGCCAGATGTGAACCACCTGTGAATCCCGTTTGATGCACCTCCAGCCCAATACTGAGTATCGCCGGCATCACCAACCGTAAGGCCATAGCTTTCATTAGCGTCTTTATAAAGATAAAACTTTAACTTATCCTTTGAGGCGGGGGATCCACTGTATGTATTATCTAGCCTGATCGCTGTAGGGGTTGAGCTAACGCCAGACCCTCCCCCAACTGTCAATAAATAATCAGGACTCGTAGTGCCAATCCCTACGCGGCCTGAGGAATCTATAGTCAACCTTTCGGCGGTACTTCCACCGTCTGGTTTTGTATAAAAACTAAGTTGAGCACCGTTTGTGCCAATTTTACTATTTAAGATGAATGATTGATCTGTGGCGCCATCATTTGTTTTAAAGTAGATCCCGCCGTATGAGTTATCTGATGCCCTGTTCCAAATGCCGATAGCTTGTGCAGTACTGGGTGCAACAACACTAAAGGCTTGTCCAGGGCTACTAGTCCCCAGACCTAAGCGGCCAGAGCTGTCGATAACGGCTCGTTCAGTATTTGCAGTAAAAAACTTAATACTGCCAGACTCTGTGTTAGCAAAGTTAAAGTTCAACCCATCTTGAACTAATTGCGTGCCGTCTCCCGTTCCGTCTCCTGTCGTACTATTTCTAAAAGTGAGCCTTGGAAAACTTGCATCATAGATAGCAAGTCCTAAGCCGTTTGCAGAAGGAGCTGTGCTAGTACCAATGCCAACGTTGCCTGCACTATTGACAAACAACCGTCCAGTGCCATTAGTCGAGATGGCTAGTTGATCTGCACCAGGGCTATAAATACCTGTATTTGGATCAGAGTTAAAAGTGTAAACAGGATTGCCTGCTGTACCTAAACCACCAGTCCGAACTTGTCCGTTTGCATCAATAATTAAACGAGCTGTCCCGCCAGTAGTAAATCCAATTTCATTTGCATTTGGATTATAGATACCGGTATCCAGATCGTTATCAAACGTAATACTGGGAACAGTTACACTACCGCTAGGAAAATTAGCGCCAACATTAACGTAGTCAGCACCAGCAAGAATTACACCAAAGAAATCTGCACCACTAGATGGCGCAGAACTAAAAATAATATTGGTCCCACTAATACGGAAACCTTCTGTGCCTGAATCATCAGGACGTTGAACAACGCCCCCAACAGAAATCAAACACTGGTTTGAACTGATAGGGAAAGGTACAGGTGCAGCACCACTAACTCTCAGTGCAAACGTTGTGGTAACACCGTTAAAGCTACCAGAGATGTCATCAATGTTCCGGTAGGAAGGAAAAGCAACCTGAAGAGTGTTACCTAAATAAGCCACAATCTTGTACTCTTTACTATTTTGTTATTCTACTTGACTGTATTAGGACCAGCAAAGCTTGGTTTGATTGGCCAAACAACAACAGTGGAAGGTTCTTTCTTGAAGGTTTGTGGAATGTCTCGTAATGTTTGACGATAACTGGCCCAAGCACCCTGATCAACAGTTGCACCTGGCGTCATAACCCAATCAGTTAACTGCAAAAGACAGTCTCTTTTCTTGCGAACATTCTCCCACGTGCTATCGTCTAGCAACAAAATATCTGAATCCTCAAAAACCTTGTTGATTAATAGCTCAACATGGGTTTTTAAAATTGCAATCTCATTTTCTAGCTCGTCAATATCGTGATTACGTGTTAAGCCCATAGTTACGGAGTTTGTTCAAGATAACTGACAGTAATGTCAAGAGCTGTTGCCGTATCAGCTCGTGCTTGTAACTTATCGCTTGATTGAAGAATAACTTTATTGCCCAAGATTAATTCTAGTGTGGAGCCTGCAGGAACAGGTGCATTTCGAATCAAGTAAACATCGTCTCCAGTACTGCGATCCAAATAAACATCCACATTTGCACTTGTTGATGTTTTATTTGCAGCCATGATGCTGAGAATAATCAGGGTGGCTGTACTACCTGCTGTTACAACAGTTGCAGTTGGGTCAGTAATTGTTGCTGTAACCAAGCTGGATTTGGTATTGTTCTTAAAAGTGTTTGCCATATCAGCTTAAAGCAACAATAAGAGCGAGGTTGTCAGAAGATGTAAACGAGCCCGAAACTGTAAGATTGCCAACAATAGAAACGTTGTTGGTAAAAGTTGCGGTACCTGATGAATCTATTGTAATTCTAGCAACTCCCCCAGTTACCAACGCAAGTTGGTCTGAGCCAGGACTAATAATGCCGGTATTAGGATCACTTGCAAACTTTAACGCACAGCTAGATAAACTTCCTGGTGACAGCCCCATATTGGTTCCATCTTGCCGAAGCAAAGGAAAACCACCTGATGTGCTGCCGTCATGAACAACACAAACATTTTTACTGGTATCAACTGTAACTTCTGCAACAGCTCCTGTAAATAAAGCTGTTTCGCCAGTTGAACCGCGCCTAAATTGTACTTGCGTTGCCATAAGTCTATCCTAATGCAATTGCAATAGCAGTTGCAAAATCTTGTGTAGAGATGGTTCCATTTTCATCTGGAACCGTCATTGTCCGTGTTGTTGCAGTAGTAATTCCTGAACATTCAAATGCCAATTGTTTAGAGCTGTCCACATTATCTTGTACCCTAAACCCGCTATCACTGGTAACAATAGCAGTGGATGTAATAGAAAGTAACCCAGAGATGGTTGTTGCGCTGCTACCTAAAGCAATTGCAGTTGAACCAACCGTAATAGAAGAGTTCTGAAGTTGGCTATTAGGAATACTGCTGGTTCCAAATACACCTGTTGTGCTGTTATAAGTTAAACCAGAACCAGCGGCAACGCTGAAATGTGCGCGAACATCAGTAGCAGAGGGACCTGTATAAGTAATAACGCCTGTGCTGTTGTCATAACTTAAACTGCCGTCACCACCAGAATCTGTAACACTGATTGAAGTTCGTGCACGGGATTGAGTAAAATACTCATTGGTTCCTTCTGGAACAACACTGGTGCTAAGTGTTGTTGTAACTGCTTGGTTACTTGGGTTACCAAGAAAGATTTTTCCATTGTCTAAATTCGGTACGGCATTTGTACGGCCAGGGCTTAAAACAAGAACCCGTCCATTAACACCTACTTCAGTAACCCTACCAATATTCTGAATTAACCCAGTTTCACCAGTTGGCGGCGTCGCTGTCAAAACCCCAGCAGTAGTACTAATGTACAGAGCTTGACCAACAGTAAACGTACTGGTGTCGATCTGCTTAGCAACACCGATAGCTACAACGCTGCCATTAGAACCGTTAGGAATCTGTTCATACGCCAGGCCAATAGCCGGCATTCGTGTTGGGTCATCGGCATCTGCAGGCGCTACAAGCGGGCGACTAGAGGCGTAACCAACAATGGCAACTGGCGTACCACGAGCAATGGCGGAACCAGTTTCATTGCGAACTAGCTCAATAACTGTTGCTGCAGGACCAATGTCATAAGCAGGTGTGTTACCAAGAGAAACAGCAGTTGTTGTGCCAAATGCGTCAAGAATATTAATGACGCTATTAGTTAGCGAGCTATTCGGAATACTCGCTAAACTAAAAACCCCAGTACTGGAGTTGTAAGTAACCCCAGTTGCTGTGGTTGCACTAAATAAACCACGAACAACAGAGTCGGTAACCTGTGTAAAAACAAAAGCACCAGTCGTACTGTTGTACGTGAGACTCCCTAACCCAGTTGCCGGACTTGGATTTGTTGTTGATAGTGAAATAGAGCTACGTGCTCTAGCATCGGTGTAATATAGATTTCCACTTTCAGCTAAATCAGCCGTGGTATTTCCAGCAAAGTCAAGCTTATCTGTTGGAGTATTAAGCTCTTGAAAAAGACCTGCTGTTAAAACAATTGATTTCTTTGTTGCCATTGTTAGCTAAGCAGGATAGGTGTTTCAAGTTGGATCGACAACTCACTGTTTGAAGTTGCTTCACCAACTCGTGTTACATATTGACCTGCAACAGAAGGAGGAGTAGTTGTAATGGCGCCTGCGCTTGCTGCTGATAAGAAGTACAGTTCGCCAGGATCTAAACCTGACAATGCTTCAATGCCGGTAACTAAAACTTTTACTGTTTGACCTGCAGCTTTTGTTGTGTCAGCAAAACCCGCAACATAAGCTTGGTCAACATTACCACTAGCAATCGCTCTACCAACTTGGCCATCAGAAGTACGCATATATAAAGCTTGTCCTTGCGTTACATTTTCAAATGCAACAGCTTCAAAACCAACACGAAAAGGGATAACCGTTGGAAAACTTTCTTTTAAATCAATGAGGGCATCAACTAAACCACGGTAGTTAGGTGCATATGGTGAACGTGTCATAACAAAACCGTTGCCCTGCATTAAGTCAACAAGAACTGCCAGGGCACCTTCAATGTTGGGTTCATATCCTGTGGCCACAGTTCTCTTGTTCTCTAAATGTATTCTAGATCGTTAAATCCTTTAGAATAGTTACAAGCATAAAATCAAGCATGGCCCCAGAGGTAATTATTGCTGCAATTACAGCCGGCCTTGCTGCGTTTACTGGTCTGTCTAAATCGTTATCAACCTTTAATGAGAAAATTGATAAACGGTTTGAACGCGTAGAGAATGAATACAACCGGTTAGAAAACACCATCATGAGAGACTATGTGCTCAAGCAAGATTTCTTTCGTGAAATGCAAGCTGTGCACCAGAAACTAGATCGCATCTGGGACCACATGATGAACAATAAGATCTAAATAGAAACCCAAGCAGACGTTGTTCCGTTGTACATATAAAGACCTGGTGCCGACTTGTCGTAATGCAACTGTCCATCCATCGGGTTACTAGGAAAACCACTCGTAGACGTAGACGCCACAGCCTTGGGTACTTGCCACGTGCTACCGTCATAAATTTTAAAAATCCGTGTGCTGGTACTATCTAACCAGCTTTCTCCTTTTGACAAACTTGTGTAGCCAGTAGGAACAGCATTTGGAGCTGTACTATCAACATGGATAGGCCCTACTTTAATGAGGTTAGGAGTGCTAGCAGAGTCTTTAAAATAAAGTCCTGGTTCAGTTGTGTTGTAATTTATTGCTAGCTCAGCTAATCCCAATCGACTAGGAAAAATCCTGTCATATAAAAGGTCAGAACGTAGTCGTAAAATTTGTACGGACATCGTACTTAAGCGTATACACCACAGTCTACTACTGTAAAAGGAGCTTCAGTCGGTGCACCATTAACATAGGTGCCACAATCCAGAATCTCAGGATTACTATCCAACGGAACACCGTTCAAGTAGTTGCCACCATCAATCTTGCCAAATTGAAAGTCAGGACTGTAATCTGTTAACGGTTGATTAAGTAAACCAAACTTAGCTGATTGAATCAATTTGGTATCCAAGTTGAACATCTTCTGCATGACGGTCAACATGGTTGTTGCTGTATTAACAGCAATACCATCAATGTTTAACTCATTCCCTTCTCGCTTAATACTGTCAGTAGCAACCATAGTAACCAAATTAGTATCGTAGTTACTAACTTGCGTTGGTTGATTTCCTGCTCCCAAAGTATCTTTTAATCCGATCCATGGAGTTCCAAAGTTAATCATCTTTAAACGTTCTAATTCTTTACGTAACGTTCCATTTTCTTTTTCTAACTTCTTGTAGAATATCTCTGCGCTATCTCCTACTGGTGCATCATTGGGTTCAAGCAGCCAGGTATCTACATACTCATGAACTTTTAAATTTTGAACTTTGCAATAACCACTTGTTATTTGATCAATCGGATAAACAATAACAAAGTTATTAACATCAATAACTTGACTAACAAGGAAATCGCCAGACAAAACGTTGCCGCTTGTGAACTCTAAATGAACTCGTGTATTAGCTTGAAGGTTGTGTGGTTCATCTGTAGTAACAGTTATGTTTGCTCCTGACTGAGTGTACTTAGAAGCAATATCAAATTTGTCATTCCCTTCGTCATGAAGGATTGACCACATTGCTGCATAGATGTGTTTACACCAACGCAACTGATAGTACGCCAATAAAGGATTGGAGTCCTCTGGAAGGTCTTCATACGTAGGCAGCTGATAAAAATTATTGATAACAACATAACCAAAAGAATTATAAACACCAATGTCATCCCTGGTGTTAATCAAATTGTTATCACGATCAAGGCGGAATCCTGGACGAACACTACGAGCTGCTGTATTAGGGAAATCTCTTTTTCTTTTTTCTTCGTAAAAGTTGTACGTTTCTCGCTTTAAATAATCTTGACAAGTGCATTGATAACGAATTTCTGTTGTTAGATAACGACCAGCAATAAACCCACGGTGTGCTGGAGTAATGGTTCTAGGAACGCCTTGAGTATCTGGTTGATTTGTAACAGGATTAAATACCCTTGCACCGTAGCTATCATCACGTTGGAACTTAATCTCATTTGTGTTGTTATCTATTCCTGTAACGGTATAGCCAACGTAATTAGAATAATCAAAACCACGTATCCTTCTAAACGTAGTTAAGTTTCCACTTGTTGAACCACTCTCAATTGTTGTAATAGTGAATTCAGTTGAATTTAAAACAACAATTTCGTAGATACCTGAATCAACATTTCCTGTTGAAACATCCAAATAAACTTCATTGCCAGTTGCAAGTCCATGGGCTGCACTGCAAGTTACCGTTACTGTTGAACCAACCCTGGCATACGTAGATGTTACGCCAGGATCTTTTTCTACAACCCGATCAACAAGACGTTCTCCAGCAAACAAAGAAAGAGGTGTTGGCAAATAGCGTAAACCAACACGTTGCTCAACCCACTGAGGATCTGTAAACACGGTAACGCGTTGCGTGTTTAAATTACCACCTGCTGTGGCAGCAGCGGCTGTTGTGCAAGTAAATGTGTTTGTTGTTGTCGCTGTAATTGTTAAGGTATCGCTAACTGCAGCACCACTTCCAATGTTCAAATAGATAGAATCGCCTGTAGCGTACCCATGGTCAGCAATAGAAACTGTGATAACTGTACCTGTTTGACTGTAGGTTCCGGCCTTAACTTGTTGCAGATAACGGACAGTTTGAATAGGCAATCCAAAGTTGTAGAAATTAAAAGAGTTAGCATCTCGAATAGCTACAATTTGCTGTCCGAGTTCTGTGCTAACACTAGGAAAAGCAAACAAACGAGCTGGAATAAAAATACCTGGATATTGTTGGAAGGTGCAGTAAATCCTGTAGTCTCCACGGAACCCACGTCCAGTTGCTTTGCTACCAAAAACAGTTTGAGTTAGTGTGTAAAGCTCGTAGCCACGTCTCCAGCGGTTCCACATGGAGTCATGGTTATAAAAACGAATGCGGCTGATTTGTTTTTGATCTGACGGTTCAAAATCAAACGGATTATCTTCTACACTGAAATCAAGTTTCTTTGTTCTTTTATCAATCTTTTCAGAGAACGATTTAAACCCGGCATCAAAACGACCACCAAAGCTATCCTTTCTGCGTGCCATAAATACTTAAGAACGCCATTGAGCAGGATATGGATAATTAACTTCTGGTACGTCCATCATTCGACGCCAGTGGTTTGCCATCTCAACAGCAATTTGCCAGCTCTTGCGCTTCTGGGAATCCTCCCAAGCATCAAAACCAGCAGCAGTGTACCGTTCCACAGATCAATAGTATCCGCCTTGCACGCAGACGTAGAAGCCATTGGTAAGGGCAGTAGTGCCACTAACGGCGCAACAGAGAGCTTGGCCACGCTGGAGAACAAGGCCGCGCATTTTGGGAGAGACCTCATTATTACCGCTGCCAAAATTAGAACCAGCATGAGGAACTGGATGATTAATCAACGGCAACACCTCATTTAACGTCAGACTATAGTCCTGGAACTCATAAGTTGCTGGGATACTAACCGTAAAAATTGGAAAGAATTGGTTTGTATTAGTAACGCTGTTTGTTTGTACTAAGTAGAAACAGAAATCAATTGGTGGATAAACATTAACGTTGCCGCTTGTCGTTAATGTGCCTGCGCTAGTAACTGTGAATGTGCCACTGGTAACAGCAGTAACGGTTGCAATCTCATCAACAGCGGTGCCGCTGGTGTAATCAAGATAAACTTTCTGACCAACTTTTAAATTGTGATTGGCTAGGGTAACTACAACAGAAGTAGTACCACTTTGGCTGTAAGTGCCAACACTAGCTGATGTTGCATCTAAAAAGATATTACGCTCTTTGCTGTAACGGAACCAAATCTCATCAATATATGCACCGCTAATTGAGTTATCGACAAGAGCACTATCAACGTCAACAACATAAGTAGCATTACCAACAGCAGTTGGAATCAAACTAGTTGCAAACGATTGACCAGATGCCACTGTTACAAGTGTGCTACTTAGCAGGGGCCGGTCAATCATTGCCGGTTGCTTGTTAGTAGAAGTACTTGCCATTGAATTGAACTCTATCTGCTAAAGCTATTGTAGCGCAGCTGCGTTAAGCAAAAAGCTTTTCAAAAACGGTTGGATCAATCTGCTGTAATCCTTTGATGCGGCTACCTGCCATTCGGTAGTCGCCAGGGGCGGGACGGATCCCTGGCTCCCCGTCACCTAACAACGGACGCAGGCCAGGTTCAAAATCACCTGGTAGAGCACCAAGCCCACGGCCACGGGGTTCTGATAAGTAGCGGTCATCAATGCCTAACATGCTTAACCTTTGTGTTTGGTTGCAAGTTCAACAGCACGGCGAGCTTTTTTAGCTGAGTCCGTATTGCTTACAAACTGTTTGCCTGTTCGAGATTCACGACGTTTCTTCTCATCGGTTTTACGCCTTTGTTCCGGAGACAAACGTGCCCACGCTTTTTCTGGCAAATAACGTTCTGTTTCTTTTTGTCCAGGTTCAATTGCTTTGTCAGCCATTAGCCTTGAATAGGTCCCCCATGAAGCCACGCATCACAAGTACGTGCAGCAGCGCATTTAAATTTAAAGAGTTGACAGTACCCTAAATTAGCAAGCTCTTGAACATCCCAAGGATCTGCTGCTTCCTTTTCATTAATGCCTTCAATAATGCAATCAAGGATCTTGTCTGATTGATCAAACGCTGCACAGTTTCCACACAAAGAAGATTGCACAACTTCTAGATCACTGTTCCACATCTCCGCTTTTTTCTGCCAAAACCCTGGGTCAGGATAATCAGGGTTCAAGGGACCGTAGCCAAAATTTTGAATTGTCCAGTTCCTGTTTTTAATGTTCTCTTTAATATCTAACGTTGCTTTAGGACAAGAAGGACTTACAGCAGTTGCTGCTTTACCGAGAAAGACTTTTGCTTGAGGTTCCATTGCACAATTTAAATTACTTGTTTTTCTTTTCGTATTCCTGTTTGGTCATCCACTTCTGCTCACCCCAGCGTTTCAGAGATTTCTGTTTCTCTGTGCGGTTTCCCGTGTAACCGCCTCCTTTTTCTTTGTATGCTCTAGCGAGCATTTGAGCTTTTCTTGCCGATCAGTATTTAGTAGCCTTACGGCTACGACCATTCTCCTGATTTGCCACCATCAGAACCAGCCATAATACGACGCTTTAAACGCTCACGCAAATCTGGTTTTGTGTAATTGCCCTTGTTCTCAGCCATAGCTGCCTCGCTCTTTAAGGTAAGTAACTGCATTAGTTAATGTATCTATATTATCACCGAACAAACCAAGAGCCCTGTTACATTCCTTGCACAACAATCCCCTGAACTCATTGGTTTTATGGTTGTGGTCCATAGCTAAAGATTGTTTATCCTTAGGAGGCTCTTGACATATTGCACACAAACCTTCTTGAGCTTTAAATACAATATCGTATTGCTCTTTTGTTATTCCTCTGCGTTCATATTTCTTGTGCTCTTTATGAAACAAATCTTGTCCTTGCTTTTTAATTTTCTGATAATGCTCCTTATTGTTCTTTACCCACTTATCCCAGTTTATTTTGTTACAGGTTTTACATGAAGAGTGTAAATATGTTTTTCCATCTTGTTTTCTTTTTCTAAAACAATCCCAGTTTAAATAGTGAGCGCACTTAGAACATTGCTTTTGTCCATTAGCTCCATATAAAAGTTTAAATCGACGAGTAAGAATAGAGCTACAGTCTTTGCAAACACTACTTCTTTTTATATTTCCTGCAGAAGTATAACCTTTGTTTTGAAAATTTTCATGTGGCTTTCTGATTCCGCATTCACGGCAAAGCTTTTGCATGAGTTGGTTGGTCTTGTGCTTTCCTTACAATACCACAAAATCATTGACCTGGCTTACCTCCTTTAGATCCGGCCATAATCCGGTCTTTAATACTTTCACGTAAACCAGGTTTGGTGTAAGCCACTATGCAAAATAATTAGTTGTAGGAGCTGCAATCATTTTAGCAAGACTGCCAATTGGAATATTACTTTTCTTTTCACCAAACACAGACTCCACGTATTTCTTTAGTTGTTGCTGTGCGGTAATAGGTTGATCATCCTCATCTTCTCCACCAGTTTGAACAACAATGTTAATTGCTTGTGGAAGATCAACTTTAGGCGGTTGTTGTTCTGGTTGAATTTGTGGAGATTGCTGATTCAACATTGGTTTTACATCAGTCAACTTCCCTGTTGTTGGATCTTTATAGCGTCCTGTAGCAAGCCATTCTAGTTGTTGATCAGTGATAAATTTTTTCCCAGGGAGAGCTAAATGGACATGAGTATCATGTCCTTTATCTCCAGGTCCTAACGCTTCTTCAAAAACTCCAAGTTGTTTAGCACGCCAAGCTAATTCACCAGTTCTTTGTTTCCAAGGAATTGGTTTACCACCAGGGAATGCTGGCGCTACGTCGGGACGCCAGTCAGTAACGTCAATGGCTTGTCCACCAGGTTGATAGTGAAAGGAGCCTGGTGTATGGCCCCCTCCAACACCTCCAAACTCAGGATGCTCACCGATGCGCAATCCTTTTGCTTGAAAAAATCGACCAATATCAGCAATAGTACGTTCTGCCATAATTACATTTTAAAGTAATTAACTGGTTCCGTTGTTGTCATTGCTGTTGCTAATTCAATTGGATTAGGAACAGAAGAACGCTTCTGGTTAAACTTCATCAAGAAGTCAAGAGGATTTGTTGATGCTTCTGTTGCAACTTTTCCTTTGCCAGTAACAAAGATGTTGATGTTAGGAATACCGGTTGCTTGAACTTGTGGTTGCGGTGATTGTTGTTGCTGTTGTTGCTGGCTAACAGCACTTTGTCCAAGCTGTTGTTTTTGCTGTTCGTAGTACTTGAACAGGTCACCGAGTTTTTTAGAAGGTTGTCCATAGTAACTTCCGCCACTAGATGTTGGCAATGAAGCCCACTCTGGAGCAAGCTTGTTAATAACAGTTCCAAATTTTTCTCCTTTGAGGAATGGATCTAAAGCACCGCGTTTTTTGTCAATTAAATACAGAGCTGCAAGGTCTTGTGATTTAGGATCAAATTCAGAAAGACCCAGAGCTTTAGCAGTGCCTTGCCAGGTTGGGGTTAAGAATTGGTACGCTCCAGCAGCTGTGCTCGTGTAGCCTCCTCCTGTGATGGCTTTATCAGGATGGCGCCAGCCTTTGGATGTGTCAAATTTACTGCCACCAAACATTGTCTGGTAGCCGCTTTCTCCTGCAGTTCCTTCGGCGTAACGAAGGGTGTTAAGTAAAGAACGAACTTCAGGTCGTTGAAGAAGATCTTCGTATTGCTGCCGTAAACCAGCCATTGTTTTATCGGAGGTTGTATTCGAAGTAGAAGCGGGTTCCGATAGCAACGTCTGCGGGTCCAGGTAAGGCTTGAATGAATTCCGAGCCTTCCCGTTCAAAGCGATAGCGGGCTTGCATAGGGTTTCTATAATTAGCGACGTACAGATGAAGAGCTAAGCGATCAGTTTCATACAGATAAATCTCCGTCCAAGTTTTAAGTGTTTCTTTAAAATCAGTCGTGGTGATAGTACGATCAACGTCACCAGCAATATTCTCCAGCCGGTTACGAGGAACTGTATCGTTGTTCACACTACCGGTCATGTCGGTGCGCTTCTCTGCCTCGTCGCACCGAGTGACCTGTTCAACTAACTTTGTATACCAGAAAGAATCTGGTACGTTATTCAGTGCTTCCTCAAGTCGAGATAAATCGCCAGCCGGAATAGACGTGGTGTTATATCCTAGGTGCCAGCGGATTTTTGACTTGAGGAAGCTATCAAGTTGCATTATTCAACTCGAATAAGATTTTCTTTGATAATTTCATCCCAATCAACACGCTTGATAGCTTTAAGTTGATCTAAACGGACGAACTTTTCGCCGGGCATTGAGGTTTGTAAATCCTTAATGTCCCTTGCTGTCTTTAATCCTACTCCAGGTAAATGGTCAGCAATTTGACGAGCACTCGCGGTATTTAGGTTAATGCGAGTATCTAGAGGGAAGGTTTCCTTTTTGGTGGGGATAGGAGGATTGACGCCTTCTTGTTTGAGCTGCTCGGTAAGGCGCTCTTCTGTCCGATCCTTTTCATTAGTTGCGCCAAGATGAGGTACAAGATCTTCACGATCAATGTAAAGAACTTCGTCTTGAGCATCAACGCACATCATGATGCCATCACCATGGTGCGAAATCATCTCAACAAGTTGACCAGTTGGCTTGTATTGGTAGAGCATTCGAAAATGAAATGACAACTACCAATACAATACCAACCTCAACTTAACTGATCAATAGATCAGCTATCGGTACCACCCACTTGGGAAGCAAAGTCAATGAACTCATTGATGTCTTCCCATGCCACGGCACCTGCAGGACGCAGATAGTTTACGCGGCAGATAATGTAGCCAGCACGGCCAGCATCTTTATCGGTGGAGCTAATGAACACACCGTCACCATCCACAGTAGTGGAGGTCACGCCGTTTACGTTGAACACCTTGAAGGTGGTGTCTGCAGTAACGCGGTAGAACATTGCGTTAGCAAAGTCAGCCGCCACGATGCCAGCGGTAGTTACAGCAGAAGTAAAGGGCAGGTCAGCAATAGTGGTATCGCTCAGACCCTGGGCAAACAGCGAGCTGGTAGCGCTCACGATGGAGCTAGCAGCAGCAAGACCGTTGGCTTGAGTCGAAGGAACACCAAAAGGAGCACCAGCGTTATTAGGGCCAAGCAGCAGACCTTCGGTAGAAGTACCACCGATGTTTGCAGTAACAGGAGCAGCAGGGAAACCAGCCAGACCACCAGCAGGGATGTCCTGAGCAATGGCGATAGAAGCGCCATAGATGTACGCAGGACGATCAGAGCTGGCTTGCACAACCAGAGAAGTGCGGTTGTCACGCACCCGGTCATCAGGACGACGATCAGGAGACGGAACAATGATGTCAAAGCTCTTATAGGAAGCTTTGTCAGCAGCCAGGTTGTCAATCTTGACGTAGCCGATCAGCTCAAAAGCTTCGACACCAGGCCAGCCGTACACACCTTCGGTGTTGTAGGAGGACAGACGGTTAATTTGATTACCGGGCTGGAGAATTGCACCGGCTTCTTCTTTGTAAGCAGCCATTGTTAATTACCTCCTTCCTCAAACGATGGTGAAAGCAGTGGTGACGAAATCCTTGTTCAGGTTCGCAAAACCAGCGTACAGCTGCCAAATCAGGATGATAAAGCGGCTGAAGTCATCATTGTTGTTGATGAGGACCTGAGCATTAGGACCACCAATACCCACGCCAACGGCCTGAGGACCGAAGAACAGAGCAGGAGGAGTGTCGTGAGAAACAGCACCAGCGCCGTCGCCAATGTCAACGGTGATGGTTTTGGAGGGGAAGTTGGTGGATTCGAAGAACCGCACACCTTCAAACACAAAGCCAGAAGGCATGGTGGGTTCACCGCCCACAAACTGAGCTTGGCCATACTGACCACCGCCATAGATAGCGGCGTTGGGGTTCATGCCGCTCATCAGTGGGTTACCAGCAGCAAAGCCAGGGTAACGAGCCACTTCACGGAAGCCCTGATCAGCACGCAGGTCCTTCATGAAGGAAGGATCAGCAATACAGCGGTAGTAGCCATCAGCAAACACAGGGACGTTGCGCTTACGGAGGCTCTTTACCACTTCCAGCAGGTCGGTCTTCACGTTAAACTTGTAACGCTCAGACGCATACTCGGTAGCGGTGTAGGCAGTCAGAGTGGTCGAACCAGTCTTAGCCTTGTTGTTGGGATAGTAGTAACCACCCTGGGTGTCAGAGGACTGACCACGAGACTCGGATTTGAACAGCTCATCCAGGAACACACGGTCGCGCCAGCGGCGATAGTCGTCCAGGAGGGTCAGCGAACCGATGGACTGGTGGAACATGTTGAGGTTCCCGGTGTCCAACAGCAGGCGCTGAGCGGTCATCAGCGTCTCACGGGCAATCTTGAAAGTGCTCGGGAGGTTGGCATTGTTCGGGTCAGCAGGACCGGTGTACTCACGCAGAGACACCAGCACTTTGTCCTTGACAATCGACCGGCTGTTAGCAGTACC